CTAGCTTCCACTCCCACCCTTAACCCCTTGGGGAATATCGGGGGAATATGCCGAGGGAATATCAGCCACTTTTTTCCTGGCTGTTTCCACCGTAGGCACGCGCTTGATAGACCTGTCATACACCTGCACTTGCCCCTCTGTTTTGTGTCCGCTTATCTGCTGCTTATCCCGACTTGAACCACCCAGATCTGAAATTGCTTTCGCCTTGATGTCGTGGAAGGTGAAGTCGAGCGGCATCTTTGTTATCTCTCTTGCCCGCAGCATTGTATTGCGCCAAGCAGCATCAAACCCATTGCTGGTATAAGCCTGCCCATCCGGCTTAGACAATACGAACCCTGCAATACTGTGTTTCGCCAGCTTGCCGGCTGCTTCAATGGCCGTCTTGAGCCTGGGTGACCACATCTTTATCTGCCTGACTGCTGTTTTCCCTTGCTGAATAAACACTCCATCATCAAGTACATGCTCCCAGCGCATGACAAGAACGTCCCCCTTGCGCGCCACGCAGAGGTAAGAGAGTTCCATAGCGATCTGGATCATGGGTGAGGCAAGGTTGTAAACAGCTTGGTATTCCGTGTCTGTGATGTAGCGGGTTCGCGCTTTCTCTTTGAACTGTCTTACTCCTTGGCATGGGTTGATTTTTACCCGCCCTCGTTCATATGCCCAGCGATACGCCCGGGATAAAAAAGCCTTCTCTCTATTTGCCTGCACCCGGCTCTTGAGTCCTCGTTTGTCCAGGTATGCCCTGACATGCTTCGGCTCTACAGCGTCGGCCGCCATTTTTCCGAATACCAGTAGCACCGGCTTGCTGTGCTTTCGATAGTCCAGTTTGGTGTTCTTTGCTAGATCGGCAAAATCTGCAGATAGGAAGAACTCGTCGATCATGGCAGCCACTGTGTGCGTGGCCACTCGCTGGTCAATCAGTTTTTCGTATGCGGCCCAGACTTCTGACTGCTTTACTGTGGCTGCGCACACCTTGATTGAACCGCCCCCTACGGGGCGGAACACTATGCTAGGACCCTTGATGTAACAACGTGGTGGTAACCAGTTGTCTGCTGGGTTGGATCTTGTCCTTGCCATCAGGAAAGCGCCTCAAGGTTAAAGCCGTTATCGCGATCATTGTTTGCAGGGTGATGGCTTGCGCTACCGGTCAGCCACTCTCGCGTGGTGGATGGGCGGCCATCAGGGCGGCGCAGGAACCGGATCCCGGCTTTCTCCAGCGCCTTGCATTGTTTCGATGGTAGCTTGTACCCCGTAAGCTGCTCGATCTCCTGATCGCTTACGACTAGCTGGTTTTTCATGCTCGTTGGTCCTCGTCAATCTGGTGATTTCATCCCGGCCCGCTCGGTTGTAGAGGAAGCATTCGACTTGTTTCCTGCTACTCACCGCTTGGTCAAGGCGGTATTCCCCGAACGCCGGGCGTTTGAGTTGGTGCTGGTTGGCTAACCTGCCGATGGCCTGGGCGCTGACCCCCAACTCTTTGCCCAGTTCGGTTGCGCTCCAGAGCTGGCCGGTTACCCTGGGTGCTTCGATAGGCAAATCGAAGTGAGCCAGGATTCGGCCGATCTCGGCGAGCTTGGCCGATCGGGAAAGGGTGGGGGAGCGTACGGTGCTGACCAGATCATTGAGCAGCTGGCAGTCTTGGTCGATGGTCAGTTGAAGTTGTTGCATGGCGTGGCCCTCCTGTCCTTGAGGATGAGGCGCCAATTGGATTGAAGGAAGGGCCGCTAATCATTCAGTACCAGGCTGGTTAATTTTGAGCTCCCCAAACTCGGGGGGCTCAAAATTTGGCCACTAATTCTGTTCGAGTGGCATCTTACCCAGCATCGAATAGAGAGCTGGGATCGCGATCCCGGCCGCCTTTTGTTTGGTCACGCAGCCTCCTTACCGACACCGTTGTGTGCATGAGACAAAAGGAACTGCTCTAAGGTCTCCATCTTCTGCCAGTCTTGGCGGCATTCATCAAGCAGCAGCAATGCCTCAGCAGCCACCGAAGACACACCGCCTTCCGCACCCAAATATGAGGTGAACCCGACCTTCTTGATCGACACATTCTCGAAGAACAAGTCCTTGGCCTCATCGCGATCATTCAAGGCCCCTATGAGCGCAAACCCCGCCTGATCGCCCGTCAATTTCAACTGGATGTCTACCGTCTTACCGACCGGAAACATCTCTTTCAGCAGTTCGCCTCTATCTTGTTGTTTTGTCATTGCAGATCCTATGGGCAGCAGCGCGACGAACCGCCGCAGTAGTGGTTATTCGGGTCGAACTCGGCAGGGTTGCAATAGATGGGGGTGAGCTGTTCGCAGCAGACGCAGTGGCCTATCCAGCCCTTGCCGGCCTGCCATTGGATGATCCCTTCACCCTTAAGCTGCTCAATCCTGGCCTTATCCAGCGCCTTCTTTGCTGTCTTGGCATGCTCCTGCATGGCGTAGAGCTTGGCGTGCTTTATCACCCAGATGCTGGTCATCTTGGCTTTCAGCAGCGGCCAGCCACCGTGCGGACCATCAGGGTCTGTCTTAACCCCAAAGCGCCAAGGCAGGGCCTCTTGCGCGACGCAGAGCACGCTATGCCAGTCTTGCCCTTCCCCCCAGTAGTCCAGCCCGCCGCCGATGCTTGGCATGTGGTTCACGCTCACCCGCATCTGCCAGTTCTTACGCTTCTGCTTACTGGTGAGGGGGCTATTGTCGCTATTGTGGTGACGCCAGTGCGGCTGGTGCAGCTCCAGCTCGTCATCGATCCATACTTTCCCCAGTAGGTTGCCCAGGATGGCGTGGAGCTTCTTGCTCAGCTTCTTCTCGATACGTGGTTTCATGCGACCACCCCATACCTTGCAGACGGAACCGTCTCATCAACCGGCTTTCCACACTTGCGGCAGCGGAACACGCTGGAGCCGTGCTCGCTGTAGTTCTGCGGGTCCAGACCATCAGGCAATCCTTCATCTGGATAGAAAGGTCGCTTCTTGTCGGTGCGTATCGTGCGGCGCGGGCAGTTGAGCTCGACGCTGATGGGCTCACCGCAGCTGCACCGGTCGCGTACCACTTGTCCAAAGATGCCTTCAATGGCGATCCCTGTGCGGGCGGCAATGCGCTCCTGAATACCCTTTTTGGTGATAGACACGGCCATGCGCATCATATGGAGAAGGTGCTGCTCATCCTTCGTCTCAATGCACTGGCGGATGTACTTCATCAGCTCGGGTGGAGCTTCGCCGGGAAACTCGGGTTCGGCCTGAACGTCGGCGATGCAGGCCTGAGTGGAGTCCTTGACCATGTTCACCAGCTCGGTGACCACCACAGGGTTAGCGGCGGCGATGAAGGCAGCATCCTTTGCAAAGCAGATGTCGGCGAGCTGGCCTTGATCACCGTAAACACTGGTGTGTCCGTCGGTGCTCCAAGTGGCCGGTGTGGCCTTGCCAGCCAGTTCCAGCAGCTTATCCAAATCAATATTCATGGACATCTCCAAAAGAAAGCCCCGGATTGGCCGGGGCTTGATGGGTTAGCGGCGGTTGATATCGCCAGACATGGTTGATGCGGAGCCGCCAATGGTGCCGCAGGTGACATCTCCGGACATGGTAGAGACCGAACCTGACACATCCTTACAGTGCACATCTCCGGACATCGTTTTGACCGTGCCAACCGAGCCGCTTACCGATACTGTGCCAGTTGGGTTATCCACCACTTCGACATCGCCGTTGATGGTGACCGATACGGGGCCGACCAGCTGGCCGTCCTGCTCCTTGCCATCCACTATCACCTTGCCATTGACGATGGACACGCTGCGCCCGGTGAATACTCTGCCGTCGATCGTTACTTGCGTTCGGCTTCCTTTGAGATTGATTTTCATCGTTATTTCACATCCTTCATGCTGATCGAGATCCCGACGTAGGGGCACTGGGCCCGGTACACATCGCGTGGGCGCTCGCGCTCAATGCTCTTGCAGCGAAAGCCGGTGCGGGGATCTGCCGTGGAAACAGAAAGGCCAGCTGGTTGGCTGGCCTTGAGTTGGGCTATCTGGTGCAGGGCCCGATCAAGGGCGGCCTGCTTGTTGGGGTCAGTCAGCATCTCCACCCCCGGTAACCGATGAAGCCGGGATCCATGACTTGCCGGAACGGCAGGACGGGGAGGTGGGCTATCAGGGTCTTGAGCTGGGGATTATCTGGCTGGCTGTCGATGGTGACTCGGGCGCCGGGGTTGATGCGCAGGTAGCGCTCCCGCGCATCGGTGGCTTCTTCCCGGGTCAGTCCGGGCTGGATGATGGGCTCGCGGTAGCGCACGACTCACCTCCTTGAGGCTCAGTTGTACATACAGCTTTTGGTTCAACCTTTTCAGCTTTCAGCACCATCTGGCTGCCATCATCCAGGTTCCACGCTATTTCGCCGCCCTCTGCCATGACGAGCTGCCACACCATCTGGGCCGCCTCGTTCGTGACATCTCGCCCTTGGTCGTTACCAACGCGCAGGCGACCGCCATTTACGTCCCGCATCTTTGCCAGCTGAATGGTCTTGCTCAATGGAGAGAATCCAAGCTGCATGCGTGCTGCTGATTTGCTCATAGCTGTGCCTCCTCGCCACCCAAGGCGGCAAACAGGGCTGGGATGAACTGGGCCAGCTCGGCGGTCACCAGGGCGAAGTCGGCATCGAGACGGGCAGCAGGGTCCTCACTGGTGATGTCGTCGTTCTGCTCACGCATCTCCTCACTGAACTTGAGGCGCTTGATGGAGAGGTCATCGCCGAGTACGAAGCTGATACTTTCACCCCAACAGAGAGCCAGCTTGGTGACCAGCTTGTCGTTGGCGAGGTGGTTTTTCACCTCGTCGGTCATCAGATCCTGCTGCTTGAAGCGTGCGATCCCGCCGTGCTCCATGGCGCTGCGCAGCTCGGATTCATCTTCCAGCGTGAAGGCGGCCGGCAGGTTGCCCTCTTGCAGCCACTCGGTCATGGTGATCTCGGGCGGGTTCTTGAGCGCCACCGGCACCACCGGCAGGCTGCCGATGGACTTGCGAAGCAGGGCCAGCACGTCGTCAGCCTTCTTAGCCGATGAGGCATCGACCATCAGCAGGCCGTCGGCAGCGTTGATCCAGGCGAAGGTGTTGGCGGTGCGGCTGAATGCGCGAGGAAGCAGGGTGTGCAGCAGCTCCTCTTTGAGTGCCTCCTTTTCTTTCTTCTTGAGGGCGCGGCCCTGCTCGCACTCGATCGCTTCAATCTTCTCTGCCAGCTCCTCCTTGATGACGGCTGGCGGAATGATCTTCTCCTCCTTGCGGGCGCAGATGAGGATCTGGCCGTCGGCGGAATGGGTCAGGGTTGAGCCGAGCTTGCCGAGCGGCCGGGTCCAGCCGAAGCGAGACATGTCCTGGCTGCCGCAGGGGGTGAAGGCGAGGGTTTCCAGCTGGCTTTCCAACTGTTCGGCGGTCAACTCGAACGGGCGGGTGAAACGGTAAACTTGAAGGTTTTTAAACCACATGGTCGGGTCCTTTGGTGGGTTAGATGCGGGCTTTCTTTGCCTGCAGGTCGTGAAGTTTTCGGGCTGCCTCTTCGGCTGTTTGCCGATCGCAGGTAATACCGCCGGGCAGGACGAACTTGTCGGGCTGCTTGGGATGGGGCATGACTACGCCCAACCCGATGACTACTGCGCCGCAGTAGGGGTTTTCCGTGGCTTTCATGGGGTTCCTCGACTTATCAACAGAATCTGTGATTGAGGCGGTGAGTATCTGGTGGGTATCAGGCTGCCTGTCTGGCGCCACACCCACGGATAAAGGGGATGCGAGGGGATGCGCCCACCTTCATCGTGGGGAATGCAATCAGAGCGCAACCGAAGTTCGCCCCGCTCTTTCTGGTCTTGCCGTCGCGCTCGTAGAACTGATAGCGGCCGTCCGGTTCGTAGATGATCACGCCCTCGGCCAGCAAGCGGCGCCACCATGTAGTTAGTGGCTCATATGGCAGCAGCATCATCCCGGGCCTGCCATTGGCTTGCTGCTGGCGGGCCTGCGTGATGAACTCGGGTTTCAGGTCGAACGGCGGGTTGCACCACCAGTGTTCGGGCCAGTCAAGGTTGAGACTGTCGATACCCATACAGACCGTGCCAGCCAGCTCTGCCTCGCGCATCTGGGCGCGAACATCATCACTGGTGCGGTAGTCCAGCAACTTATCCAGCAGCAGGTGGCTGGTGAAGTAACGGCTGCACTTGGCAGTGAGCGGCTCGGCGGCGACATCGCACTCGAAGTTTCGACCGTAGAGCACCTGCGCATCGGCAAAGCACTCCCAGGTGGTGGCCCAGAAGTTCTTGTCGCTGGCAGGAGTACCGCTATCAATCAGGATGGCCATCAGCGCACCTCCTTGGGGTCGATGCCGAGTTGGTTGGCCAGCTGGCGGCGCTCTATTTCGTCGCGTTTTTGCTGGCGTTGCTGGAGTAGCGGTTTCGTCTTGCGGTCTTGCACCATGCCGCGGTGGCGGTAGAGGCTCATGCCGCCTCCTTTTGCTGTTCAGGCTGCTGGCTGGCGGCGAACTGCTCCTCCCACAGTTTCACCTTGAGCTCGCAGGCGTAGACGATCTGGCCGATCAGCTTCTCGCCGATCCCCCTGACCTTGTCCAACTTGTTTCCCTGGTGGCTCATCACCTTGTAGAGGGTGTCGATCCCGGCATCGATCAGCAGCTTGATGGTGCGCGGCGGCAGGCCGCATTCGTGAATGCTGACCGTCTTGGCCCATTCGGTGCGGGGCTGCAGGTGGGGGTGACTCTGCTCCAGGGCCTCCTGCATGAAGGCGAAGATGTCCCGTGTCATTTCGTCAGGGACCCCGGCACCATAGGGCGTCGGGTAGATGGGATTCATCCACTGGCTCAGCATGACTGAGCAGCCGGAGCCATCGGACTTCATTGCGTGCAGCTTCCAGTTGAGGTCGTTGATGAGGTAGGGGAGGTTGGATTTCAGACCGTGATCCACCAGGTAGACGTTCCAGAGCGTGCCATCCTCGCCCTTGTAAGTGTTGGCGAGGTGTTTGTGCCAGACCAGCTTGGCGGCGCGGGCGCTCTCCAGCTCCATGATGACGGTGTGACGGCGTTCCAGCTCGCGATCCTGCTCGTTGATAGCGCCCAGCAGTTCCTTGATGCGGAGCTCGAGTTTCAGGACCTCGTTGCGGTATGCCGCCTCGTTGCTCTTGTGCTTGGCGATCGCGGTGCGCTGCTGCTCCAGCAAGTCGTTTTTCTCTTTGATGCGGCGCTTCATGCCAGCCGGGTCCATGGCGTTAAGGTCGGCCAGCTGGCGCTCGAGCTGGCGGCTGGTGTATTGCAGGGCGCCGTATTTGGTCTGAACGTCGTTCAGGGCGCGTTGCAGCTTGTAGAGCTCAGCATCTTTTGCTTCCAGCTCGGTGGTGCCTTCTTTCTGTGCGTCAGCGATGCGCAGCTCTGCTTCGGCAACCTGGTGGCGCAGGTCGCCGACCAGGGCGGCCTGGGTATTCAGCTCGCTATCCCGGGCTTCCAGTTGGTCGATCAGCCCGTTGAACTCGTCTATGTGGGCGTTGGTGGCTTCGCTGATCATGGTCAGGTTGGCGGTGAGCAGTGATTCAAAGCTGCCGATGGCGGCCTTGGCCGGGCCGTCCGGCATCAGGAGGATGTTGCGGATCTGGCTGGTGAGTGTATTCAGGGCGAGGCTGGTTGCCTCGCTGGGGTTCAGCTCGGTGGTCATGTTCTGGGTCCTGTTGTAAAGCGAAAGCCCAGCAAGTGCCGGGCTTTGGTCAGTTAGTCGTCGCAGCTTTCAATAACGAGGTCGTAGTTGTGCGGGTATTCCCCCTGATCCAGGTTTACCTTAGCCTTCATAGCGTAGGCGGCCATCAGCTTGCGCTCAGCACCGTAGAATGGGCCAACGCACTTCTTGGCTTTAACGTCATCCTCGTCGATTTTCATGGAGTAAATGCAACCCTCTTTATCGAGGTCGAGCTGATACTCGCAGCGGAATTTGTTCATATCCGCTTCTTTGCCGATGTAGATGTGACGATAGCCATAGGATGAGTCTTCGATGATGAGCGTCATCTCCTCGCCCATGTGCTCACCTTCGCCATAACCGGTGATTGATTTGCGAACTGCGTCGATCACCCATGACAAGGTGATTTCCTCCGGCAACTCGCTCATTATCTCGCTGATTTCCTTGTCCAGCACCTCAGCCAACCGCTGGTCATAGAACTCAGATGCTGCCATGCGCAGGCGCTTGGTCACGAAGTCGTGATAGCTGGGGAAGTCGGCAATGCTGTCGATGCTCGGCATGATGGCCTTGGTAAGCGCCTCTTTTACTGCTTTGCCAACGTCGCCATAGCTTCGCAGGACATCCTGGGCGCAGTCGTCGATGAGCTTGTCGGCGTATTTGCTGAGCGCCTGCTCCAATGCTCCGCTCTGGATCTTCTGCTGGAGCACAGCCCCGAACATTGCTTGAACGGTGGCATTGCTGGGGTCGATCGTCGGGATAAAGTCGGTGGTTTCGGTCATGGTTGGTCCTCTGGAATTGAAAAGCCCCGTTGGTTGCGGGGCTTGGCGCTACTTTTATGCGGCTCGCTTCTTATTCAAGCCAAGTCGTTCAAGGTTTTTGCGGTAGACGGCCGATGCCTCCGCTTTCTGGAAATCGGTCAGCTTGCTACCCAGTGCGGTAATTTCGGAGATGGACAATTTCAGCTCCTCTGCCGACTCAGATATATCCAGCTTGAAAAGAGCATCGGCCAACTTGTCGGCGATATCAGGGTCAATAACCTCCTCCGGTACTGGTGCTGGATCCTGCTGGATAGTTTCAGCAACAGGTTCGGCTTCACCATCAATGACTGTGCCTTTGGCTGCTACGGTTGCCTGCTGCTCGGCACGCTTGGCTGCAGCCCTGGCAGCAAGGCTTTCTGTAGCAGACTTATTGCCACTATCTGGTCCGGGCGATGTGAAATCTGGGTTGATTTCACGCTCCTCCAGTTCATCTACTGAGTAGACACCAAGGATCACGTCAGGGGTGTAGAGGCGAGCCCAGCGCTTGACGCCGAGATAGGCCAGCTGCTGCTTCGGATCGTCGGCCCAGAGCGTCGAGTTGCGCGTGCGAGCCTGCTGCAGCAGCAACACAACCTCACGCACCTGGCCGCTAGATAGCGTCGCAATTACCTTTACACCGCAGCCCTTCTCATCAGCAAAGCTCCAGTCTGGTACCCGGTAAACCGCGCCTTTTTTATCGGGGTCCTTGCTCTGGACCTCTTTGAACTTGCCAATGACACGTTCCCACGGCCCAAAAAACTCATAGTCAAAGCGTCCTTTGATGACGCCAGAGTTGACGACCACGGCATTCACCAACTGGGCCTCATATCCAAGGGTGCCATTTACCAAGTGGGTCTTTTGCGCTACCGGGAAGGGATTCATACCCCACTGCACCGCTTGCAAACATATGGCAAAGCAGTCGGCCTGATTACCGCGCAGATGTTGTGGCACGGTAGTCTTGCCGCTGGCCATCATGGCTGCCATCTTGTCGATGCTCGCCATGAAATCCATATTCATCATCAGGCTCAGCATGCTGGCCTGGCCGCGCTCGTTTGCCACTACAGCAGGGGCTGACTGGGTTGATACGGTATTTTGCATATTGAAGTTCCTTAGAAGAGGGTTTCAGGGAGCTCTTCAGCCGGCTCTTTGCTGCCGACCAGAGTAGGGGTGAATGGCTCTTCGTTGTTTATCCGGTGGCGTTCGGCCGCAGCTTGGTACTGTGGCACCGTGATCTCCCCCATGCCGTCGTGGCCTGGGTAGTAGTTCTGTTCTCGCCAGGTGACGATGTTGCGCACTGCCATATCGCGTAACTCGAGGGCGCGCCGCCTGTCTTCTTGGCTGTAGAAGTAGACGCCAACCATGATGGGCTTATAGACGTCGTGACCCAGTGGGCCGTCTTTCTCAACAGCGATGAACACGAAGCTTGCTGGGTGACCCGTAACGGCCTCGTAACCATCGGTATAGTGGGCGTCCTGAATGTGGTAGTTGTGGGAGGAACCATCACGCGCAAATGCTGCCTCGCTGGCGTTTCGCACAAACTTCAGGTCAACCAGCACATGATCCGGCCGTTTCCAGTCCGGTCGGCACTTGAGAAGCTGGCCGGTTTCGGGGTGATGCCAGTAGATGCTCGCTTCCGCTTCGCCTTCATCCAGCAGCACAGCCGCTTCTGGGTGATTCAGAACCGCTTCGCGATAGCGCAGAGCGTGGATGTATTCGTTATTAGTCACGATCACCCGGTCACCGGCCTGCTCACGAAACTGCTCTTTCAGCTCGTCCAGAAATTTTGCTTCAGGCTTGAAGGTGCGGATCCGCTCTGCCATTTCAGCCTTGGTGCCGCTCAGGGGGAGCGGATCCGGCAGTGTGGCAATGCGCTCGGCGCGCTCCAGCTCCTTGGCGCCAATCTTGGCGTAGTTCTCGAGCACAGCCTGATAGCTGCCCTTACTCTTGAGCGGCTTGGTCAGGGTGTCGTTGTAGGCTTTGACACACGCCTTGAGTGCTGTGGCGGTGCGCTTGTCATCTTCACCGATGGTTTGGAAGCTCTCGGGGAGCTGGCAATATGCCGCCTCGGCATCGCCTACCGTAGTACCCAGCTCGATAGGGGGGATCAGCTTGGCGTTATATGCCTCAATGGCGTCAGCCAGTTCTTGCAGCTCAGGGCGCTTCTCGAGGCTGGCGTTGTATTCCTCGATTGTTGCCTTCATCTGGTCAGCGCCGGCAAAGGCATCTTCAGGCCATACCGGCTCAATGGCGTATTCGGTTTCGAAGTCGTTAAACTCCAGCACAATTTTGTGCAGGATCTTGCCCTCACGGAATGGAGTAGTTTCTTTCTGCTGGTTGCCGTCAATCTTGTAGTAGCGGTAGTGCTGGCCTGAGATCAGAGCCAGATCCAGGCTGCTTTTAGACTCACCGTCACTGCCGTGGTAAACATCGCTCGGGATATCGATATACATGCAGGGAGCTACAGGGATAAAGGCTTCAATCACCTGCTCGGCGATCTCGGTTTTCGCTGGTGCATTCATTTGGTCGGGTCCTTATGGTGGTTATCCGAAGGCGGCCACAGCTTCGACGCTATGGTGTTGCCAGCTCCACTAGAGCCGCCTTGGGATACCGGCTCGTAAGCCGGGATCCGTTCACGTTCACACGCCGCATTCCGAATTGACGGGTTATCGGCGCATCCCTACCGGCATCGGGATTCGTGGTTGTGAGCCGGTTCCAGACTGTTAAAGAGCGAGCTCAGCCGAATTTGGCGTGAGCGAAGCCAAAGCATCCTTGCGGTGCTTGAAAAAGAGGCTTTGGCTACGGCGCTATGAGGGAAGCGCCAGACCCGGTGAATCAGACTGACTCGATGCGGTACCGCATGCGTGCGTTAAGCATCATTCGATGGCCTTGCGGGATTCGGCCTAGTCGCTCATTGGCGATGGCGCGCTTTTCTGCCAGCTTCTGGCGGCGAATGTCGTCTGCGATTTCGCTGACGCGGCGGTGGAGGCGTGCTCTGCGAGCTTTGTTGCCGCTTACGTGGTCAGCGATAGTGGCGATGATCTGGTCTGCGCTTTTCGCGGCTCTGGAAAAAATGCTCTTGGTCATGGTACATTTGCTCCTGTTGATGGGTTGGTCCCCGTTAACACCAGCCCGCTTTGGCGTGGTTGGGTCCTGTTGCTGGGGTTGGTCCCCTGGCAATATGACTAGGGGTGGTACCCTGGTCCTTCGAAGCCCGCCTTGTGCGGGCTTTGTCGTTCTTACGCGCTGGTCAGGCGCTTTCTACTTTTCCCTGGTTAGGGGCGGGTCCTATTGCTGGCGGTCATTATTCGTTTCAACCGGTTGAGCACTGAGGCAATGCTCATGCGGTTGAGTGCTCCCGCACTCGGCGAGAGCGACTGGTTATGCTGCCGCTTGCAGGCAGCCTGCACGGGTCCGGTGTTCCTTACCGGCCTCGGTTTTGACGGTGTAGAACAGGCCGCCACCGCGGCGCTTGCCGAGGTCAGTGATACCGGTGACCACGGCCGGAACGGTGACGCGGGTCCGAGGGTTGGTGTACTGCACAGGGTCATTCACTTTCATGGTTGGTCCTCTGGTTTGGTTCACACTGGCTTTATGTGAGGTGGCATCTCATCTATCAGACTGTAACTCACTCGTTCTCGATAGTTGACGATATGGATTGTTATCGATCGAGAACGATTGGTCAATACACGATCGTGATTTTTTTAAATAAAAAAGCCCCGCCTAATGGCGGGGCCTGTTGGGATGGGGTTTAGCTGGCGCTATTGGTTGCGGATTAGCGGGTCTCTGAACCTATGACTCAACCTCTACGCTCAACCATTCTCCCAAGGATGATCACATCTTTCGAGGAGATTACAGGAAGGCGTTCATCATCAACACCAAAGGCCCACCCCTCAATCGCCGGTATAGATCGAAGAAGTTTTGCTTGGTTGGCTCGAGTTATTTGTACGAGTAAAACGGCATCTGCTTCTATCTTGTTTATCCCAAGATCGATCACACATACATCGCCCTGCACGATCCCTTGTTTGGATAGCTGATCGTTAGGAGCTTCAACCCCAATAAGTGCTCCAGGCATTTCGGTGAGCAGCATTCTGTCTGAGCTGACAAGCGGGAGCGAGTCAGTTGGGTGTTGCAACACTTCATCAATCGTGAGCACTGGTATTCGATAAACGCTATTTACCAAGTCGCTAACCACTTCAATAGATGGGCGACCGGTGTACAGCTCGATTGGATCTACCGATAGAGCTTTTGCGAGGCCGAACAAAGTGGAAACCCGAACGTCTTTGAGAGGGTTACTTAGAAGGTTTGATACAAGAGATTTGGATATACCAGCCCTTCTGGCTATCTCGGATACACCAAGACCTTGCTCTTCCATTCTCGCCCTGACTCGTTCGTTAAATGAAGGTTTCATGTCGCCTGCTGCAAGTTATCGATTGTGAACAAATTTTATGATGTATATTGTTCTCATTGGTTGTTGAGTATTACGTTTTCATTGGTTACGATAGTGAACGATTGCCAGTAGCCCACACCAAGGACCCGACCAATGAAGAAACGTGAAGTGATTGAGTATTTCGGCAACATGGCTCGCGCTATGAAAGCTATAGGCATATCCCGCAGCCTCGCCGTGAAGTGGGGCGACGTGATCCCTGCCCAGCATGCAGTCAGCTTTGTCATCGCCAGCAATGGTGAGCTGCGTCTGGGGTTAGACGATTACCCCCTGGACAAAGAGCAGGAACAACCCACTCAACAGGCCGCCTGACCACCGGCCTTCACTACCGCACCAAGAGGACCAACTCAATGGGACGCCCAGCATTATCTGATCACGAAAAAATGGATTCTATTTCACCGCTTCGCGTGCGCGGCAACCCTGCTCAGCGCCGAGTGTGGCAAGAGGTCGGTGCCGAGCTGCAGATGACCGAGACCGCATTTGCGCGCACCTCGCTGCTGATCCTGCTCAAGGCCATATCACAGCATGAGCCACAGATCCTGGCGAGAGCCGTCAAACGGGCCAATCGGAGCCTTCTCGAACAGGGATATCCGCCTGTGACAGTCGGGGAAATACTGGATGGATCCGGTTTACCCGAGCGCGGCCTCCTGCAGTTCACCTCTGAGGATGAGGCGACATACAACGAGGAGCGCCCGCTGCGTCCCCTGCAAAAACTCATCAACTTCGTTCTCGGGAGGTAACACCGTGACCACGCAAATCAGACCGCCACGCCCAGCATCACAACACGTCAGCGTTCGCGAAAACATCATTTTGAAGGCCGTGATCCATGAGTTGGCACTTGAGTTGGATACTGCACTTATCCCGACTGCACATGCCGCCGGTACCGATCGGCAGGCACTGCGCCTGGCCCGCGAGCTACAGTCCCGCACAGTTGAGCGTGCAGAGGCCCAACCCAGCGCATAACCACTATCTGCCCGCCTGACCAGCGGGCGTTTCGAACCAGGACCTGACCAATGACCAAACCAACCATGGCCCATGGGGGACACCCCTTGCCGCACGATCTCGATCACTGCCCGCAGTGTGGCTGTGAACTGCGATCCGGCACTGACGATAACGCTTATGAGTGCCCCGCTTGCGAGTACACCGAGCAGGAGGTGGCGTATGCATCCTAAAGAGTTCATCGATCGCAATGTACGCCTGCTCCTGCTGGCTGACGGATTTTCCGATGAGGCCACCCACCTGGCCTGCAAAGAGGCCGTGAGCCACTACGAGAAGACACCAGCTTTCCGCAAGGGGGCTGTGTTCTCGGAGTGTCTGCGCGTTGCCAAGCGCATGGCGAAGCTAGTCCAGAAAAAGCAGCGTCAGCAGGCGAGGGCGGATAAGAAGAAAGGGAGGGTGGCGGCATGAGCATGCTACTGATGGCCAAGGCCATGAGCATCAAAGTGGGAAACCCATTGCGAAAGCTCGTGCTGATCAAGCTGGCGGATAACGCCAGCGATACCGGTGAGTGCTGGCCGTCATACCAACACATTGCAGATCAGTGCGAGATCTCCCGACGCTCAGTGATTAACCATATCGATGCATTGTGTGAAGTGGGGCTCCTGACAAAGGAGTCTCGAGTCGGTCCCAAAGGAAAGCGATCCAACGTCTATGTGCTCACGTTAGATGGTGCAGGAGCTGCACATCCAGAGGTGCAGGAGATTCACCAGGGTAGTGCAGGAGCTGCACTAGGGGGTGGTGCAGGAGATGCACATAGAATCAGTCACTCTTTAGAACCAGTCATTGATCCAAAGATCCCCCCTGTATCCCCCCAGGGGGAAAATCGACCCGCAAGTGAAACCCCGCGACGGGGTACCCGTTTGCCGAACGACTGGAGGCTTCCAGGTGAGTGGGGGAGGTGGGCTATCCAGGAGACAGGGCTCCCCAGAGAGCGGATCCTGATGGAGGCGGCTACGTTCGCTGATTACTGGCAGGCGCTGCCCGGTGCCAAGGCCGTCAAGCTGGATTGGGAGAAGACCTGGCGCAACTGGATTCGCCGGGCGGCAAGCTCGTTTCGAACCGCAGCGCAGCGCAAGCCACTGGCCAACATCCAGGCTGCGCAGCAGGCCGCACAAGCTCTGAGAGAGTCGGGGAGGGGGGACTATGACGACAGCACTCCGCTCTAGCCAGACAAGCGCCCTGAGTACGCCAGGGGACGCGCTGCAGGTCAGTGCTCGCATGTCGGTATTCTTGGCTGAGGAGCTGCTGCCGCTGATGGCCGGGCTCTGGCCAGCCAGTTCTAACCAGCTGGACAGCAATGCTCGTGGAGTAGCGCTGGCCTGGGGGAGTTTACTCAGGGGCTTCAATGCTCAGCAGATCCGCGAGGCGGTGCTGCAGCTCGGAGAGGATGCCGATCGACAGTTCGCGCCGCGGCCGGCGGAGGTGAGGGGCGTCATTCTGCGGAATAATCCTGTCCCCCGAGCTGCGCCAGTTGGGCGCCAGGTGTCTCTCAGAGTTTGTGAGATGGAGGCCGAGGTGCGAGTTTACCTACGGAATCGCAGTGTGCCGGCAGAGGAGGTTGCTGCCGAGTTGCAGAAGGTGTTGGCTGAGAAGGCGAGGCAGGGGGTTAATATAACTAGCCGGGTGTCATAATTAATGTATTCACTGGTGCGCCTAAACGGGCGTAAGTATCAGGAGTTGTAAGAGGTGTGGGGAACACCGGCCTGAGGCCGGCGTATGGAGGAGACTTTACTTTAAATTATACAGCCTCTGCTTGAAGGGTATGTAATTGACTAAGTTCTGTAATGCTCTTAGCCATATATAGTGCTAGCTGACTGCAAAATTCTCTATAGAGTGAAACATCATCGATAATTTGGTTTACCATTTCTGGTCTTGGGAGAGAATTTTGATGAATCAATGAATTTCTAATTCCGGTTAAAGTGTCGAATTTTGCCTTTATATCAACTTCACGTTTTATTTTTTCGTCAGAAAGCATGGTTTCTTCATCTATGTATACCTTGCAGTTATCAAATATATTATGAATGCAAATCCTATCAAAAAGGGATTTGAGTTCATTACTCCCATGCTTCCCGTAGTTAAAGCTTGTATCAATCTTTAACTCTGTGACAGGAGATGAACATGAAACTATTTCAGCCAGCTTTATTAAGCTACTCTTACACCTAATACTTCTTTTGTTTATTTGAGATATAATTTGTTCGTTGAAGTAGTTTTGCACATAGGACATTATTAGTCGCTCTGGTATTTTATCTCTAGGTAGTGCGAGTTGTTCTATTTTATATACAAATTCTTCTGCTATAGACTCAAAAAAACACTCTAAATGGGTACCAAGAAACAAAATTATGGCGCGTTGCATTAAGGCGCTTTTATCTTCTCTTCCAAGTTTCAAGTATAGAGAAGACGTTTTGCTTAGTATTGCTATTTCTACTAGCGATTTATCTAAATCATCTAAAGCATCAAATTTTATTTCACTCATGATTTGATTATACCAAAAGCTTGCAGAGCTAGAGTTAATCGCGTTTCAATTTTTCTCGAATCAGATGTCCCAAGTGTTATCGAGTCAACAAATGTTGGGTTTTTACAAAGCTCCGAAATTATGTTCTCAAGTTCCTCTTTATTTTCAACACATATTTTCTTGTCTAAAACTGAAAAGCATAACATGACTATATCGGATAGAGACCTATTAACTCTAACTTCCTTAGCTCCATCTGGTAAAACTCTTCTAAATGCGGTAGCGCCCAAAACAGAATTTATATTATCCATTGTATGTAAGAACAGGTCTCTTAGCTCGCAAATTCTTGACTCTGTCATTGTTTGGTTTTTTACCATGTAATTATTAAGGAAGGTTTTCATTCTTCCTGGGTAATTTAGTTCTCCAGTGTTTAAATTTATGTTTTCGCGAATTGCAAAAAATCGCAAGATAAGTTCTGCATCAGCGAATCTTTTATGTGGCTCTGTAATTTTTAAGCATGACTGGAAAACTTTGTTATTACGACATTCTTTAATGAAAGAATTAAAGCTACCTCTATACAGGCAATTTCTGAGTTCTTGCTCATTAAGTTTTACTGAACCAGTGTTAAGACGCATAAAGACATCGTATTTAATTTCTGGATGAGTTTCCGCCAAAAGAACCACCACCCTAAGCATACCATTGTTCAGTATTCGTTTTGGCTTGGGTGGGAGGTTGTGGTAAGTCAGGCCATTTAACTCGTTTAAAACATCTAGTTTAGTCAACTTAAATTCATTTTTAAAGTATCGTTCTAAACTAGTAAGACGTTGTAATCCATCTATGACATTCCATTGAGATTCATCATTTTCTGCTACATATATAACAGGGATTGGAATGTTTAATAGTATTGACTCGATTAATAGAGATGCCTTTTTATTATCCCAAAGGTAGTTTCTCTGATAGTCAGGGTCTAGATCAATATCCTGGTCATCAATCATAGCTATAAGATCCCTAACGCTTTTGTCATATGACTGCGTTCTTAGGTGCCTTACCTCTTTGGGGATTTCAACAGGCTCAGTTTCTTCATCACCATATGTGTCTTCAAAATTATCTTTTTCATCAACATCATTAAAATAATCAATGCTCATACTTTTCTCACATGTGTTTATTGGTTTTAGTCAACGTTGGGATTTTGTATAAATAGAATGCGTAGTAATTTACTGGCTGTGTAAAACATAAATTACTAGAACTGCATTACGCTATCTCTCTAGTCAAGCTCATCACCTATAGCATCGAAGGCACTTTTAAGTGCAAGAGTGTGAGTATCACCACTACCATGTATGCAGCAGTTCTGGCGCTCACAGAGGTAGAAAGTATCGCTGATCTTGTAAGTGTTCAGTTCGGTGAGCCAGTACTGAGATCAATCTTCGGTCAGTAGGAAAGCTTTGGATTTTGTATCTAGCCAAGCCTTCATGATTGCTGCGTTGATTTCTGAGCGAGCCTTGTTGGTTGTAGCGCTCAACAGTGCTTCGTGGTTCCGTACTTCCTGCGCTAGTTGAGGGTTTAAATCTCCGTTTACCCAATTTGCCGGGTTCTCTTCCGGGAAGTCTTCAAAATACTCTGACAATTCACCCATAGGGTTGTTCCTTGTCTGTGATGAGCATCAAGTCCTTGTGATGCTTCTAGTGAAGGGGTTGGCTACCGCCCCTAGGTTACAGCCCCCAGATTGCTGCTTTTGACCAGAGAGCTGATGACAGTTCCTTGTCATAGGTAGGCTTTGCATGGTGCTCGGATACCGTGCGGGAATCGTACCTCAAATGGTTCTGGTTGTTGAGCAAAATGAGCACTGAATCAGGAGAGGATCACAGAATTTGTGGGAGGGGTTGCCGGGGGAGTGGTGTCGCCATCTAGCACAAAGCTAACATCAACCCAAGACGGTAGGACATATCGGCATAAGATAGTGGCCAGAGTTACTCTGGAGGTGGGGGCGGGGGAGTGCATGTGACCTTGGCATAGGTTCAAGTGCTCTCCGACCGATGCTAGGAGACCGGGTAAACTGATGTTACATGTCTAATCATATTACTATCAAGCCAGTATATATTAACCATAAAGTGTACTAAATAATAGATAAGAAACCTCTGTAGTTATATGGGTTAAATAGTTCTAATACTCATTTTCTTCAATTTCTGATGTTATCATTATTTTTCTCAATTCATTTCTTATTGCTGACTTTTTAAAATAATCAATTTCTTCTTGGCTCCAAACTTCTTTGTTTTCTTCAATCAGTTTGTAAATTTCCTGTAGTCTATCCTCTGTCTCGATTAATCGATTTTTTTTTGATTTTATGTGGCGCTCATGAGCGATCTGAGCTTTATTTATTAGTCCTGAGCTAATAAGACCTCCACCAAGTGAGACTATCGAAAACATAAATGCGTTCTTTATAATATCAAACATGGATTTATTGCCATTGCTTTGGAAGTGGGAGGTGATGTTGTCAAATATAAATATTGTAAATGCAGAAAATACACATAGGATAAAGCCGATTACAATGAATATAAATGGTCTTCTCATGAACTTATGGGTTATGCATAAGTAAAGAGAAGTTATAATTACTGCTAAATAAAGTACACTGACACCTATTGCTTCATACATATTCTGTCCCCTTTAAAAAACACATAATAATGTGGATGGTTTGTCATTTTTTAAGTATGTAAGTATGATGACATTTCTCAGATTAAATATCCGAATGGCAGACTCCAGCTTCATGATGCAGTAGGCCCAGAACATATGATGGAGACTCTTCTAAAGATTTCATTTTGATGATATTCAAGGAACTTAGCCTGTTTGTGGTCGAACGGGCCGACGTTCTTGGGCAGCACAATACCCCACTGCTGTAGGGCCTGCTCGATACAGGGCTCGGCACACAGCAGATCGCCGGCGTCAGTGAAGGTAATCCAACCACGGTCGAACAGTTTGTCGATGTGAGGGGAGAGCAGCAGGCCGTTTTTCCCATCCAGGCGTTCGGCGTTATCGCACTCACTCCATGGCTTGATGTGGCTGGCAATCAGCAGGGCCTTGTTGGTGACACCGGTGACCCGGCAGGCGGGCTCTATCTGCTCGAGCCGACTACGGAAGAGGCCCTGGCCACGGCGGGATTTGACGAGCTGTAGCTTCTCTGTGCTCTCAAGGGCCGAGGCCTTGATAGCCGCCTCTATTACGTCTTCTACTAGTTCGGCCTGGTGATGCTCAATGGCATCAATAAAAGATGGGTTCACTCCCTTCGCCAATGAGAGTACCAGGTGGCCAAGCTCGTCACTGATGCCCGCAAGGTAGCAACTTTGGTTTCCATTACCGTTGGTCTGCAAAGGCGAGTTCTTCGAGGGGAGCAGTGGAGCTATCAACTCCAGGTGGTCCTTCGGGCGGATTGGCTTCTCCAGAAGATCCCACTCGATGCGGACTTCCCAGCCTGTATCAGACCAGGAATCGCCGGCGCTGCCGAACTCAGAGGGTTTGAGCTTCTCGCTGCAGGGTGCTGCAACAAGGCCAATGGCCTTGATAAGCCCGCCGGCGTAGGAGATGACAACATCACCTGGCCGAGTCAGCGTGAGGTTGATATAGGTCTGGTTCTTCGAGCCGTTGCGGTTGGTCATGGGCGACCAGATGTAGCCGCCCCCGACCTCTGCACTGTACGTTTGCTTATGGTTTACCCACCAGAATGCCACTGTAATTCCCTCGAGACTGCTGACTACGGTTAGAGGGGTTATGGTAACCCGAATGGTTCCGTTTGTTGAGGGCGTCAGCCCACTCTGAGGAGGCTGTAGGTGTAACTAGGTCCTGGTTTTAAGTGTTCGATTGATGAGCATCAATGAGTAAATAGATGTGCTCATATATAGCATAAATAGACCTCCAACTATTACTACTAGTGACAGAATCAGGGGGCGGCCACCAAGTGCAAATAGGCCTCTATCTATTTGATATGTTAATGTAATCGCTCCGACAACCAAAAACAACAATCCAAAGAATAGATGGTAAAATCCAAAGAAATAATCCAGCAGGCCAACTTTAAGACGGTAACTACTATCATGGGTTTGAATCACTTTTGGATAAAGCTTAAGTGCATTCGCAAACTGGTTTAGCGTTCTCTCTCCATTAATTATTTCGTGAAGCATGAAAACTTGATCTATAAGAGATTTTCGTGCTCTTACACCGTATACACACTTAAAGTGCTCACACTCAATTTCCTCTTTGAGGTTCTTCTTGAATTGTGGGCTTATGTGTCTACTTTTTATAATGTTTTCTAGCTCTGTGACTCGCCTCTTCCTGTGTTCATGGTAGGCATTCAGTAAAGGGAAATATCTATGTGCAAGGCTAAGTGCAAAGGCTGCGACTAGAACTATAATATGGCCTGATTGAAGGTGATTAGTTATTTTCTCAGCCAACTCGAGCATGTGTTACCTCTTAATTTAAATTGTCAGTCATCAATAACTCATCATACATTGGACTCAATCTGATATGTATTGTTTTTATGTGACATAGTTTGCGGTTTTAGTTAAGCATGCATCTGGGATGATGGTCACCCCGTTATGTATTGTGGATAGAGCAATGATGGAGATCGCTTCTGGTGCGTGACAGAAATTATCGATAGTGGGTACCATAGTCAGTGCCGGACCTAGACCACCCGGCTGTGTATGACCAAAAGGACCCAGACCATGACCAAACCACATACCCGAGATCTATCCATCGAGACCCAAATGGGCCGCGTCATCGCCATCATGAGCGATGGTAAGCCGCGCACCCTGCGCGACATCGAACGTGAGTGCTGGAGCCGCTACGGCCATGCCGACACCCAGGCCGCCATCAGCGCCCGCCTGCGCGAAGTCTGCTGCCACGGCTGGGTGAAGCACTCCAAAAACCAGACTATCGACGGCAAGCAGGTGTGGCATTACCACCTCTCGCCGTTTCCCACTGCCGAGGCCGTTGCCGCTAAGGCGGTGGCAGCATGAGCTACCCCAAGTATTTCCTGCGCAGTTCAGATATCCGGTCCCGCGCTTGCCAGTTGGTCGCTGGCCTGCCGGTTGACCAGGACAAGCCGCTAGTCATCGAAATCAAGGAGATGACCCGCTCCCTGGCCCAGAACGCCATGATGTGGGCATCCCTGACCGACATCGCCGAGCAGGTGGACTGGCACGGCCGCAAGCTCACCAAGGAGGAATGGAAGCACGTGCTCAGCGCCGCCCTTTACCAGCAGGACGTGGTGCCGAACATCGACGGTACCGGCTTCGTGGTGCTTGGTAAGTCCACCTCCAAGATGACCGTGCGCGAGATGCGCGATCTCATCGAGATGGCCCAGGCTTTCGGCGCCCAGCATGGTGTGCGGTTTGGGGACGAGTCGCGCCGAGGTTTCGATTGGGTGGCTGCATACGGGAGGGCTGCGGCATGAGCAAGACCAAGGCTGATAAGCAGTGGTTGGACGATGTGAGCTCGCTCGGCTGTGTCGCCTGCCGCAATGCAGGCCTGGGGCCGAGCCTTGCGGAAATTCACCATGTGCGCTCTGGCGTCGGGATGGCGCAGCGCGCCGCTCACACTCAGGTGCTCCCTCTCTGCCCGCGGCATCACCGTGCTTGTTATCCCACCGGTTTCCATGCCGCCCCCAAGAGCTGGCAGGCTGAGCACGGTAGTGAGGAGACCCTGCTCGTCCAGGTGACCCGAGAGGTCGCCGAACTGCGCAAGAACACCATAGGGAGGGCGGCATGATCCACCTTTCCGCCCTCGATGCTACCCGGCTATTGGGTAACAGCCCCAAGGTCAGGAGCGCAGCCAACCAGGTGCGCAAGGCCCACCAAGTTACCAGCCTGCACGACAAGGTGCAGGCCCAGCTGGCCGGTCTCCCTGACCCCGTCACCGAGCTGCTGTTCCACCCCAAGCGCAAATGGCGGTTCGACTATGCCTGGGAAGAGCAGATGATCGCCGTCGAGATCCACGGTGGGGTCCACTCCGGTGGCCGGCATACCCGGGGGCGGGGGTTCGTAGAGGACCGGGTCAAGATGAATGAGGCCGCCCTGCTCGGGTGGACTGTATTGGAGGTTACCCCCGAACACATCAAGACCAGCCAGCTGCGCGCCTGGCTGCTGAAAGCATTTGAACAGACCAATAACCAACCAAGGACCCGACCATGACCAACCTGATTAGCAAAGCCTTTGAAGGGCACAACATCCGTATCGTCACCGATGAACAGGGAGAGCCCTGGTTCGTTGCGAGCGACATTGCGACGGTATTGGGATATGCCCAAACCAACAGTATGAACAAGCTGATTGATGAAGACGACAAAGAGAAAAGGGTACTCCAAATTGGAGGAAACTATGTAAATCAATCCCTTATAAATGAGTCTGGTCTTTATCAAGCCATCTTCAGCAGCACCAAGCCTGAGGCTAGAGTGTTTAAGCGTTGGGTGACAGTTGAGGTTATCCCGAGCATTCGCAAGAACGGTGGCTATATCGTTGGGCAGGAGCAAGACACGCCAGAACTGATCATGGCCAAGGCGCTGATGGTGGCCCAATCCGTTATTGAGAGCAAAACCATAGAGTTGCAGAGAGCCAAAGAGCAGATTGCCATCCAGGCTCCGAAGGCTGATTTTGCCGATCGGGTAGCCGGTGCCGATAAGGGCGTCCTTCTCGGTAACTTCGCCAAAACCGTGGGGATTGGTCCCAAGAAAATTTTCGCCATCCTGCGTGAGATGCGGATCTTGATGAAGGGCGGCAACCGTCACAATCTGCCTTTCCAGCAGTATCTCGAGCAGGGTTACTTCGAAGTCATCGAGACGCCATACGATGCACATGGTGAAATTCGTCTTGCTTTCTCTCCAACGATCACCGGCAAAGGGCAGCAATGGTTGACACACAAGCTTCTCGCTGCCGGCCACCTGCAAGCTCACGCTGCCTAGCCATCCTGAGGAGGACTGATTATGAGTAAGTCATTAGAAATGGCGTTGCGCCTTTTCTCACCCAAGGGGGCGCTCCATGAGCCATCACCCGGTAACGTCAGTAATCTGGGGCGTGACGAGTTTCTCGGGGCCTTACAGGTGGCCGCCAAGAACAATCCGCAGGGGTATCAGTATCTGATGGCCGATCACCTGTTGGACATGGAGGCTACTCAGGGGTTGCTGGCTTATTTCAGCGAGACCCTGGGTAGTAGCGAGGCCGGTGGTATGGCCATGGCTATCCTGCTGCGTCGCCCCCTGCCAGAGCAGTTGGAGCGGCTGGTGTTGTCTCACCCGCACTATGACAAGGAGCGCCGCCGGGCTGCCGTGGTTATGGAGAAGGCCAAGCGGGCGCACCGTGCTGGCAATGACCACGAGTACCAGCGCCTGCTGGATGAGCGGAACGGGATCCTGTCTCTCGCCCGCGAACACTGTGTGGCTGAGATGATGCTGTCAGGCCGCTGCCCTCATTGCAATGGGACAGGGCTACGCCCGCGCAAGGCGGATGAGTGCCCGAAGTGCCACGGTACCGGGCGGGTGGTACCGGATGCTGAGTTGGTCTCTCGCCGGTTCGGTGTGCAGATGCGGCAGGCGGTTGAGCATGCCGTTGATGAGGTGATTCACCAGGCGTCAGATCTGGCCAGGGTCATGGACCGGCAGGTGCGGGAGATGAGAGCCGCTTGAGTAAATGGTTGAAGCAATGCTATTCATAATAGTGACGTCAATACGCAGCTCGGTGAGGGAAAATGGAAAGCAAGCTGAAACCTACCGCCCTACAAGTCGCCGCTTGGGGACTCCTCAAAGGCGATTTCTTTGACTTCAACGAGGTAGCTGAGCAGCTGTGTATCCCCGCTGAGGTGGCGCGCGCGGCCGTGCTTTATCTCCGGTCCCTCAGCTATGTGGACACACTGGCGGAGACGAGAAGCTGCAAGCGTGAGCCCGGGAAGCGAAGCCCCCGTCGGGTTTTTATTAAGGTGATAGCCATTCATCCTGAGCCGCTTCCAGGTTCACAGTCTTTCAGGCTAAATGTGTTGCGGTCGAAGCTGGCTCGCCTGTCCAAGGCTATGCCTTCACCTCGGGGCGCTCGTTGAAGTTGAGGGGTGTGTTAACGTCACAAAGTTTAGTTAATGAACCCCTCACAATTCTAGTGCCCTATATGTTTGTATATGTCACGTTATAAAATGATGCCCCTGTTCTTTGTGTCGCTAAGTTCAATGTAAAGGGCGGAATCAAGTTTTTATCAACCGCAAAAACTCTTGTTACACCATTTTTCGAGAGTCTATCAACAGTAATATGCCCATGTTTGATTGTGACAGCGAATCGGTATAACCCCTTGGGAGTCAAAGGGAAGCTATTATTGGACGCAATAAATGAGTTTGCTGACGCATCCCACATTGATATTGAACTCTCATCATCATCAATGAAAATTGAGACCATTTCTCCCTGGGAGTCAGCTAGTTCAATTCCTTTCCCATCACCGGATTTAAGAGCGTGTGGTTGAACAGTAAACTCTAACATTCCGAAGCCAATACCCTCAGCTATAATGCTCTTCTTTACATAATTGGAAGTTTTTAGTTCAATGAAATTAATATCAACAGCTTTGTGTGCATAAGAATTTATTGAGAAGAATAATAAAGATAAGAATATTGCTTTCTTCATGTAAAACACTCCAGTTATTGCCAATTAAAAATCTAGAATCAACCCAAAATAGAGACTTGGGGATGTCCATATATTGGCTTATGAGCATGGTAATTTTCATACCCAAGAGCCATAAGGTTTACGCCCCATTTTCCGTTACCCCATCCTCCTTGAGGAAGTGATTGTTGGGGGCGGATGAGTATGGTATCAAACAATGATAAGCTTAGTGAATAAACCTTATCATTCTACATTGGTGCACAAGCAAAGATGGATCACTTCACCACAGGTAGTTCGCGGAGCTCGGTGGTATAGCGGGGGCTGAGTTGTTCCCGTTTCATCATCCACTCCCGAGTATCCCTGCCCCGGGTTGCGAAGTAGACCTTGCCCAGCTGCCCATGGTTGATCTTGTCGATGACTTTCATCAGCGCCTCGCTGCGCGGGGACTGCTGCTCCGCTGCGAACAGGTCGCCCTGCTGCATGCCAATGGGGGTGAAGTCGGCAAGCATGACACCGCCTTTCTGGTAGTGCTGATCTTCAACCCAGATCCGAGATAGAAGGGGGGCGATCAGAGATAGCAGGGCCCGGGTGTCATTGGTGGGAACCGCCAGCTTGGTGCTGATCTGGTTACCGTAATAGGGGGCCTTGCCACTGAACGGACTGGTGCGGATGAATAGGGTCACATGGCGGCAGCACATTCCCTCAGCCCTGAGCTTTTCGGCGGCTCGCTCCATGTAGCCGGCCAGGGCTTGATGCATGGGCTCCATGGTGGTGATCCGCTCGCCAAAGGAGCGGGAGCAGATGATCTGCTGCTTGGCCTGGGCCTCTTGCTCCAGCTCGGCGCAGGGGATCCCCCGCAGCTCCTGCACCGTTCGCTCTACCACAACCCCATATCTCCGGCGAAGGGCCTTTGGATCAGCAGCAACCAGCTCGGCAACAGTCTTGATTCCCTGCTCGTTGAGTTTTGCCGACAGTCGCCGGCCGATGCCCCATATCTCATCCACCGGGGTGATGGCCATCAGGCGAGTGCGCCGCCCCTCGTCACGCAGATCTACCACACCGCCAGTGGCCGGCCATTTCTTGGCTGCGTAGTTGGCGAGCTTGGCCAGGGTCTTGGTTGGGCCGATACCGACCCCCACCACAAGCCCAGTCCACTGCTGCACCCGCTCGCGAACTTGGCGGCCATACTCCACCAGGTCGCCAGCCCAGCTCTCGCTCAGCTCGATGAACGCTTCGTCGATGCTGTAGACCTCCACCGCTGGCGCCATTCCCTCCAAAATCGTCATCACCCTCTGCGACATGTCGCCGTAGAGGGCATAGTTGCTGGAGAACCAGACGCCGCCCATCGCCTCGAAGAACTGACGGATCTGGAAGTAGGGCACACCCATCTTGATCCCCAGCTTCTTGGCCTCAGCCGATCGGGCCACCACGCAGCCGTCATTGTTGGAGAGCACGACAATAGGCACCCCCTTGAGGTCTGGGCGAAACAGGCGCTCGCAAGAGGCGTAGAAGTTGTTCACATCGACCAGCGCCACGGCGCAGTTCTTGTTCATGGAGCTGGCATTCTGTGGATGACGAAGGTAACCACGCCGAAAATCTCTAGGTTCTGCCCATCACAGAAGTGAATAGGGCGATAGGCCGGGTTTCCCGGTAGGAGGCAGACCGACGGGCTGAGCTGGAGTTGCTTCACCGTGAACTCGCCATCAACGGCTGCCACGACCACGCTGCCATGAACTGGCTTGCTGCTACGGTCTACAACCAGCATGTCACCATCGCGGATCCCGTGATCCACCATGCTATCCCCTGCAGCCCGCACGTAATAGGTCGCGGCTGGGTGGGCAATGCAGAGCTGGTTCAGGTCGATGGTCTGTTCGACGTAGTCCTGGGCGGGGGATGGGAAGCCGCACGCCGCAGGGGAGAGGAACAAGGGGATTTCCAATGTCGGGGCGTTGAAATCGGGAACTGCAAGCATGATGGGTGGCTCTGATGTGCTGTATATAAATACAGTATAGCGTTGCTCTGGGTGAAGATCACCGTGGAGCGATTGGCTCCTGATTGCGGTAAGATATCGGCAAATTCTGAGCGTGGAGTCGCCAATGTCGTTCAATCTGTGTTCCCTGCCGAAAGAGCAGCAGGAGAGAGTTGAGGTCGAGAAGGCCGCCGCCTATGCGGTATGGAAGGAAAGGAACCCCGAGATCAAGGTGCCAGCCGAGAGTGAGGCGGGGAACTACAAGGGAGAGATGCAGGCCTACTTCCTGCAGCAGGTGGAGCGGTACCGGAAGCAGAAATGACCGAAGAAAAAACACTCCTATTGCTGCCCAGCTGGTTTTTCAAAAGGCAGTTTATTGTATCGCTATGCATCTTCGTGGTGTTCCCCGTTGCAATGTTCCTCATAAAGCCATCGGTACATGATGTTCCAATGGTGAATTGGCTGCTCTTGCCGATTGTGCTCCTGGCAACGGCCCTGCTGTACCCATACAGCCGATACGCAGTTCAATGGATCATTGGTTACTGGAATGGAGGTGAGCAGATCATCTATGACGGTTCAATAAAGGGATCGCTTGAGCGGAAGTTTGCAAAGCTAATGGTGAGCTTGGTTTTCATGCTGATATTGGGCCCGCTGTGTCTCATCGTGCTGTTGGTGAAACGCTGGAGACAAATTGCGCGAGCGTCCGCTTCTGGTTGAATCACTGCCAAGCCGGTGCACTGAGAGGTCAGCACCATTGCATGCTTAGTTCCAACTCGCTGAGGTTGTGATATCAGGCTTCAAAAGAAAATCATTTTATTGTACTGTGCCCCTCATTTGAGGTAATGGAGCTCACATGTCAAAGCATGCGGCCAAGGTCGGTAACATTGGAACTGACCATGATGGCTTTCACCCCACGGCCATAACGGCTGGCTCTCCTGACGTTTTCATCGATGGTATCCCTGCTGCCAGGGTAGGTGATCCCCTAGCGCCACACGATAAGCCGAACCATCCACCACATCCACGCAAGATCGCTTCCGGTTCATCAACGGTTTTCGTTAATGGCAAGCCGCTTGCCATCACAGGTAGCGCAGTTGACTGTGGTGGGGTGATCATTGGCGCGGGAACGGTGATTGTTGGGGATATTGCTCCACCGGTTATTTCACCAATTAACATTGCGGGTTTGTTTGATGAGGGATTTTTAATCAGAAATGAAGTTACAGGTGAACCATTGTCAAATGTTGAATACCGAATTGTTCGTGCCAATGGAAATATTGAGTACGGTAAAACGGATAAAACCGGTCACACTCATATAGTATCCGCATTTGAAGAGGAAACTATCTCGATCGAAGTCAAGGAGTCGTGACGTGACAGAAAAGAAGTGGAAGAAAGTTGGGGAGTCAACGTTAAGCCCTTCAGATAAAAAAGAACGTGCTGAAGTCAAAGTCAAGGCAGTTAAGAAAGAAAATATTATAGTGATAGGTTCAGAGGCACACTATAGTAGTTTCATTCTTAAAATGATGTTTATGGCTGCAGCCACACAGAAATTGAACTCAGGCCTTAGGAAGGCGGACAATACTATCGTGGCTTGTGTTAAAACAGGCTATACCAGTTTAGAGTTGGGCGTACTTGAATCCTATCGGGATAAGTATGGGTGCGAGATAGAATTAATTAATTCCTTGGCGGATTTAGTTGCCCTGTTAAATAGAGATCGGGACAATGTAAAGATCCAGGATCTTTACTTTTATTGCCATGGTTTGCCAAACAAAATTACTATGAATTTGGACTCCAAACCCAGAATTGATATATCAGTGGGTAACTTGAGTCAGATAAGACAGGATATCTTTGTTAAAGACGGTTTCCTGCATAGTCTTGCTTGCAGAACTGGGGTAGATGCTGAACCGTATACACCAATTGACTCATATGAGAAAGACTCGGATGCCAGTCCGGGAAGTAGCCTCGCAATGAAGATGGCGCAGCACTTCAATGTTTCAGTGAAGGCCTTTTTAACAAGAACATCGTATGGTCATGTTGTCAGAGATCCCAGCCTGGATAAGCCGATAGCAGAGGAGCTAAATACCCTTCGGAAAGGGGGCGATGGCGCGGTATATGCCCTGTATAATGGAGAATATGAAGCCCTGCCGCATGTAGGATTATCAACTGGGGTAAGGGGATGGTGGTCGGGGGTAAGTGATTATGCTTTATGGAGAAAACAGGGGGGGAGGAGTGCTCCTGTTTCTGGTACTACTCCGAAAGGGCTGAGTCACGGTGCCAAGCTCTTTAAGCCGGATGGGACGTGGTCATGAAAAAGAAGGTATGGGGAGCAATTATTTTTGTTGTATTGCTCTTGTGCTCCGTGCTTTTGTTCAAGGGAAGTGGAATGAGTGTATTTAATAAGCAAGTATGGTCTGCAAGTGATTTTGCCAGTCTAATGAAAGATGAGACCATGGTTGGGGTGTATAAACCATTGCCCAAAGAGGTTGTAGGTAAGGTCGGGGTCGAGATAGTTCTGCCAGACCCCAGTTTGAGAATGGCTACCGTGCAACTGTCATCTAATCGGCTATATGACAAAGCTCAAAGTAATATATACGTTGGGCCATACAAGGCAGTTATTGTATTGGACGCAGATAAAGCTCTCTTGGGAGATGGCAGTTCTAAATATGATGGATATGATTCACTTGAGATTACATTCATTGATGAGGCTAATCGGGTTACGTATACCTGTACGCAAGAGCGGCCATTTCACATGTGGCAGTTAAACAAGATTGTGACTATCAATTTCCTTTCTCAACGAAAGCCGGATAAAAATGGCGAGCCGTATTGCTATGATGCCTATATTCACAGGGAACTGAGCTGACAGTCGAATCAAGATGATGGTTGAATACCCGCCGCGCCAGCGTTAGTATTGCTCAAAGATGGCCAGAGTCCCCGTGACCCTGGCCTTTTTCATTTCTGGCCCGCCTCGTGCGGGCTTTGTCGTTTCTGGAGGGCGAGTAAATGGGGAAAGAAGAGGAGTTCGCGACGGCTGCGGCTGCTGCCGGTGTGGCAAAGTCCGCACCGCCAGTGGTCGTGTCCGGCATGACGCTGGCCGGGTACTCGCTCAATGACTGGGTGCTTGCGGCCACGTTGACGTGGATCGCGGTCCAGATGGGCTGGTTCATCTGGTCGAATATCATCAAGCCGCGCCGCCAGCAGGGAGGTGCATAGTGAGCAAGGTCCGCATCGCAATCGCTGCTCTCACGCTGAGCGCCGCTGGCTTTGTGGGGATCCTGAATCGGGAGGGGTATGGCCCAGTGGCTTACCCCGACCCGGTACACGGCACCAAGCTTCCCACAATAGGCTTCGGGAGCACCGAAGGGGTCAAGATGGGCGACACCATTACCCCTGTTGCTGCGGTGAATCGGAGCCTGCGGGAGGTGCGGGTGTTCGAGGATTCCCTCAAGGCCTGCATCCGGGCTCCCCTCCACCAGTATGAGTTCGACGCCTATGTCGAGCTCTCCCACAACATTGGCCCTGGGGCCTTCTGCCGCTCAACCATCGTGAAGCGCCTGAACGTTGGCGATTATCCCGGGGCGTGTGAGGCAATCCTGTTGTTCAAGCGCTCGGGTACACAAGACTGCTCTGCGCCGGGGAATAGGGTATGCCCTGGGCTATGGAAAGACCGGCTGCGCCTCAATGCCAAGTGCAAGGGGGAGTGATGGTGACGATCCCACAAAGCAGAGCGTTGCCGTTCCTGGCTGGCGCCCTGGTGATAGCAGCATTGGCCGGTGGCGGGGTGGTGCTCTACCAGTCCGGCCATTCTGATGGTGAAGAGGGGGAGCGCAAGACCTGGCAGGCGAAGTGGAATGAAGAAGCCACCAGACTTGCCACCGCCAGAGCCAAGGCTGAGCAGGAAGCCCGGGTAGAAGAGAATCGCCGGCAGGCTGAAATTGATGAGGTGAGAGACCATGCACAAGAAGACATCGCCCAGGCACAAGCTGATGCCGCTGCTGCTGGCGTTGAGTCTGGCCGGTTGCGCGAGCAAGCCCGCCGCCTGGCAGCCCGAGCAAGTCAGTGCGCCAGCAATCCCGGTACTGCCCAAGGAAGCCCGTCAGCCAGAGAACCTGCAATGGTGCTCGCCGACCTGCTCAGCCGGGCTGATGAAAGAGCGGGTGAGCTGGCAGCAGCGTATGACAGAGCTCGAGCATCAGGATTAGCCTGTGAACGAGCCTATGACTCCCTGCGCACCGCGACCATGAAACCCCGCCCATAACGGCGGGGTTTGTCTTTCTGGGGAAGGGGAGAAGGTGATGCAGATGAACTGGAGCAGTGAAGTGATAAACGGTATCGACGTGACTGGGGTCATCGCCAGCGTAGCTCACTACGACGGAGGCGAGGCTCTGGTTGTTCTTTCCTCCGGTGTTTCCGTTGTGGTACCGGCAACCCATGAGCCTGTACCTGGCGACACCATCGTTGAAGGCGAGTTATCTCTCTAAATGGCAAAGACCGACTGGGCAGAGCTCAATGCCGAATTCCTGCAGGAGCATGAAGCGACCGGCATCAGTGCGAAAGACTGGTGCGATAGCCGCGGCCTTAACTACAACTCGGCGCGTCGCTATTTGAAATCTCGGGGGCAATCCCCTGCGCAACCCGATAAATCTCGCGTAGCTGCGCAAACTGCGCATCCCGAAGTGCGCAAAACTGCGCAATCTGCGCAAAGTGTGCAAACAAAGAGGAATGGAGCCAAGGGCAAAGGGGGAGAGAGAAGAGGGGGAAAGTCATCCTCACCCACTCGCACCCCAGCTGACCAGGCCCAGAACCCGAAAACCAACGGCCGTGACCATAGTGGCCGCTTCATCGAGGGGAACCCTGGCAATCCCAACCCACCCAATCAGTGGAGGCCAGGTGACCGGCCGGCATTGACCCATGGCGGTTACGCCCAGTTCCTCGACGCTGAGGAGCTGTTCGACCATGCCGAGGCGTTGCGGCTGACGGATGAGCTGGTGTTCACGCGGGCTCGCGTTATCTCTGTCACCAAAACCATGAAGTCCCTACAGCAAGATCTGGTTGAGGCAAAAGAGGTGACCGACCGGATCGCGCTCTATGACAAGATCTTGCGGGCTGAGCAGGCCCTCGACCGCAACATCCAGCGTATCGAGTCAATTGAGAGGACGCTGAGCACCCTGCGAATCGATGAGGTTACAGGGCCGAAGATTGAGGCTGACACCAAGCGCATCAAGGCTGCGACCCGCAAGCTTACCGCCGAGGCCGACCGGTTAGAGAAGGATGGCGGCAGCGAGTCAACGCCGGTCAGTGAGATGGTCACAGAGCTGCAGGGGATGGGGACTGGTGGGCTGATGACATGATAAAATAATGCCAACTTAGTCTAAGGTGTTACACAAATGCCAGAACAATCACAAAAAGATGTTGAAGATAGTAATGAAGTAGAACGGCTTTACAGAAGAAACTCTCTTTTTGGTGCTAGCATTATATCAATATATTCAATTTCTGGAGGGAGCCTAAATAATGATGTTTCTGTAGGTTTTGCCAAGATAACATTTAGCAACCCAATAGCCTTGGAGTATTCAATGATTCTGGTTGCGCTTTACTTTTGTTGGCGCCACTGGCTTGTAAGTAGGTCATTGAGGATGAAGCTTCTGGAATATACTTATAGAACTGTATCCGATTTTAAATGGGTGTCTCATGAGCTGGATACAGTCAGTGAATCTTTAAAGAGTAGTGTTAACCACTATTTGGATGAGCAGGGCGAGTCGATTCCGGTGGTAACGCACCATAAAACATTCTCTAACATAGGCTTTGTTGAGATAAACTATCATATTTGCTTTGAAAATCGCCCTGGTAAATATGAGTTTAGAATTCTAAGGCTATCATTTTTTAAAATGCCATTCTTATTTATGGCAATTAACTTAAAGTATAGGTGTGCTTGGTTTAAAAATGCCGTAAATAACACCCACTTTGGTGATGGGTTTTTACCGCTTACATTAATGTCAGTGGCAATTGCTTTATATTTCCTGAAATAGAGTCAACACCATAAAATCCCGCTTCGGCGGGTTTTTTATTGCCTGAGATTCCCCATGACCGAACCCAATATCTCCGCCATGACTGAGCAGGAGCAGGTTGCCTATATCCGCTCGAAGCTCAGCGATAAGTGGTGGCGGATGAACAACCTCTACATGATCGAGAACGAGCAGGGCAAGCTGGTGCGCTTCCGGTTGCGCCCGGCGCAGGAGCTGCTGTTCCGGACCATGTGGTACCTGAACATCATCCTCAAGGCGCGCCAGCTCGGGTTCTCCACGGCCATTGATATCTACCTGCTGGATGAGGCGCTGTTCAACAACAACATCAAGTGCGGGATCATCGCCCAGGACTTGACGGCGGCCGGCGAGATATACCGCACCAAGATTGAAGTGCCGTTCGATAACCTGCCCGGCTGGCTCAAGGCCCAGTTCAAGGTGGTGACCCGGCGCGGCGGGGCGAATGGCGGACACATACTGTTCCGGCATGGCTCAAGCATCCAGGTGGCCACGTCATTCCGCTCCGGTACAGTCCAGCGCCTGCACGTATCCGAGCACGGGAAGATTTGCGCCAAGTACCCGGAGAAAGCCAAAGAGGTGCGCACCGGTACCCTCAACGCCATTCACCCCGGGGCGATCGCCTTTATCGAGAGCACAGCAGAAGGGGTTGGCGGCGACTTTCACAGCATGAGCATGAAGTCTCTGGAGCTGGCGCGAGCCTCTGGTGAGCTGAGCCAGCTCGACTGGAAGTTTCACTTCTTCGCCTGGTGGCAAGACCCCAAGTATCGCGCCGACGTTCCCACATCCGGCGTGGTGATGAGCAAGACCCAGGCCGAGTATTTTGCCGCCGTTGAGAAGGCGATGGACTGCACCATCACCGACGAGCAGCGCCAGTGGTACGTACTCAAGGAGGCGAACCAGGGCGCAGAGATGAAGCAGGAGTTCCCCAGCACGCCGCTGGAGGCATTCCTGACCTCTGGGCGTAGGGTATTTGACCCCATCGTCACGATGGAAGCAGAGGGCGATTGCATGGCCCCGCTCATCGTCTATGACATTGACCCGGTTACCGGCAGGCGCGAGAAGGCTCGCAAGCCGGAGCAACTTGACGAGCAAGGCCAGCGATCGCTTGAGAACATGCTGCTGGTCTGGGAGCTGCCAGACCCTGACGAGGATTACGCCATCGGCGCCGACGTGGCGGAAGGCCTAGAGCATGGCGACCGCTCATCGTTTGATGTGGTTGCCAAGTGTGACGGCAGGCAGGTAGCCCACTGGTTTGGGCACCTGGACCCCGGGCTGTTTGCCCAACTGCTGGCCCATGTGGGCAAGTGGTACGGCACCGCTGAGCATGGCCCAGCCTTCATTGGCCCAGAGCGGAACAACCACGGCCATGCGGTGCTGCTGGCCCTGCGGGATCACTACCCAGTGCGCCGCATCTATGCCCAGGAGTACATCGACCGGGACCGCGACGACGAGACGCCGCGCCTTGGTTGGCTCACCACCCGGCAATCCAAGCCGATTGTGGTTGATGGCCTCAAAGACCTGTTGCGCGCTGGCCAGTCGGGGATCCGCTGGATAGGCACAATTCACGAAGCAACCACCTACGTCTATGACAAAAGCGGCAGCATGAACGCCCAGACCGGTTGTTACGACGACCAGTTGATGAGCTACATGATCGCCCAAGAGATGCGAGCCCGCATGCCTGCCCGCATCGTCAAATCCGAAACCACCCGTAAACCCAAGCACTGGATGGCCAACTGATGAACCAGACCCAACCCAAGGCCCCCGAACAGGGAGGCTTCGATACCTCACGCCTGCTCAACCTGATGAGCGACATTGATGGCCAGCCAGATTGGCGCACCATGGCCAACCGAGCCTGCGCCTACTATGACGGCGACCAGCTGCCGCCGGAGGTGGTCAAGGTGCTCGAGGAGCGCGGGCAGCCGATCACCATTCACAACCTGATCGCCCCCACCATTGATGGGGTGCTGGGTATGGAGGCCAAGAGCCGCACAGATCTGATGGTCATTGCTGACGACCACGATGATGAGTTGGAGCAGCTGGCAGAAGCCGTCAATGCCGAATACGCCGACATGTGCCGGCTTGGCGGGCTGGACCGTGCTCGTGGCGAGGCATATGGCGGTCAGATAAAGACCGGCATCGGCTGGGTGGAAGTGCGCCGCAATGATGACCCTTTCGGCCCACGCTACCGGTTCAGCAACGTGCCGCGAGACGAGGTTTACTGGGACTGGCACAGCCGCGAGCCCGACCTGAGTGACAACCGCTGGTTGATGCGGCGCCGTTGGGTTGATCTGGATGAGGCAAAGACCATGTTCCCGAGCAAGGTCGAAGCTCTCACCTGGGGAGTGAACGACTGGGACGGGTTTGTCAGCCTCAGCACCATAGAGGGGATGGACCCCAACCTTGCCAGCGCTTTTGAGGAGTGGGGGCACTTCGACCGCAAACAGGTCGAGTGGTGCAGTCGCAATCGGGATCGGGTGTTGCTGCAGGTGGTTTACTACCGCACCTACACCATGCGTCAGGTGCTGATGCTCGATTCTGGTCGGGCGCTGGAGTATGACAAGACCAATCAACTGCACCTGGCTGCCGTAGCCATGGGACGCGCCAAGCTGGAACGCTGCCCGGTAGCCTCGATCCGGGAGTCCTGGTTTGTTGGTCCCCATCATCTGGTGGATCGCCCCTGCACCGCTCCCCACAACATGTATCCGCTTGTCCCGTTCTGGGGATACCGCAAGGACCGCTCTGGCGAGCCCTATGGCCTGATTGCCCGCGCCATGCCGGCACAGGACGAAGTGAACCTGCGCCGCATCAAGCTTACCTTCCTGCTGCAGGCCAAGCGCGTCATCATGGACAAGGACGCCACCAACATGAGCCGGGATCAGGTGCTGGAACAGGTAGAACGCCCTGATGGTTATATCGAGCTCAACCCAGATCGGGCGAACAAGACCAGTGTGAGTGATGCCTTCAAGGTGGAGCAGGACTTCAACGTTGCCGCCCAGCAGTTCCAGGTGATGCAGGATTCAGTGAAGCTGATCCAGGACACCATGGGGGTTTACGCCGCTTTCTTGGGGCAGGGCACCACTGGTCAATCTGGTGTGGCAATCAGCAACCTGGTAGAGCAGGGGGCCACCACACTCTCCGAGATCAACGACAACTACCGGATGGGTTGCCAGCAGGTGGGACAGCTGGCGCTTTCGTATCTGCTGGAAGACATGGCCAGCAAGCGCAACCACAAGGTGACTGTTAACCGCGATGACCCGCGCCGGCGCAAGGCCGTTGTGATCAACGTGGAGCAGGAGGACGGCAAGCTCACCAACGACGTGACCCGCCTGCGCGCCCACATTGCCCTGGCACCGATCCAGCAGACCGCCGCCTACAAGCAGCAGCTGGCTGAGCGAATGACCCAGGCTATGTCACAACTACCGCCAGAGGCAGCCGGCGCCTGCTTTGACTTGCTGGTTGAGCTGATGGACGTGCCACGCAAGGCTGAGTTCGTGGAGCGAGTGCGCAAAGCGCTGAACATCCAGAAGGATCCAGAGGAGATGACCGACGAGGAGCGTGCCGCCGCCGAACAGCAGGCCCAGCAGCAACAGATGGAGCAGGAGATGGTCATGCGCGAGATGCAGGCCAAGTTGGCCGAGCTTGAGGGCAAGGCCGCCAAGTGGCAAGCGGAGGCCCAGCGCATCGCCAAGCTGACAGACTCTATCCGGTTCGAGGATGCCCTCAAGCAGGCACAGACCGGTAAGACTCTGCAGGAAATGGAACTGCTGGTTGCAGAGCAAGAGGGGATCCAGGTTGAACAAGCTGCCCTACAGGCTCAGTTGTTAGCCACCATTGAGCAGCAGATCGACGCCATCACGCTCTGATAGTTGCTTTCCTCACCGCCCAGCGTTAGGATTTCCCCAACATGGCCCAGTCTCTCGAGATTGGGCCTTTTTGTTTGTTACATTTGACAGTTGTTAGTAAAAATTAAACGCAGGACAATCTCAGACAGGTGCTTTCCTCACCTGTAGTGTCATGCTCTATTGCCCGCCTCGTGCGGGTTTTTTTGTGCCCAGCCCCAGCCGGGGATAGCTTTCCCCGAGAACTTTCCCCCGCTTGGGCAGCGATACCACCCACTGAAAACCCACGAGGACAACCATGGATACGAACATCGACAACCTGACCGGGACTGAAAGCCTGGACGAACTGGAAGCCATGCTGGCGGAGCTCGAGCAATCGCCCGATGTCGAGCTGGGTGATGGCACTGCCACCGAGAAAACGGACGTAGACACCGCGCCGTCGGCGGTCGAAGTAGCAGCCGGTACTGAACAAGCGAACACCGAGCAGGGCGGTGAAGCGGCCAAGGCGCCTGAGAAGGTGATCCTGGCCAAGAGCGGTCAACACACCATCCCGTATGACGTGCTGGAGCAGGCGCGCAATGAGAACAAGGCCCTGCGTGAGCAGCTTGGCCAGTCTCAGCAGGCTCAGGCCGAACGGGACAAGCTTCAGGCGCTGCTGGAGAAGCACGGGATTAACCCTGATGCCGACCCGGACCAGCTCGACCTGAAGGAGGTAGAGCTGCTGGCTCAGGACTATCCGGAGATCGGTAAGACCCTGACTGCGATGGCCAACAAGATCCATCGACTGGAACAGCCAGTAGCACAACCGGTTCAACCAGCCACCAATCCGGTGCAGGCCGCGCTGCAGGCGGTACCTGATCTGGTTGATTGGCGGGAGAAGGACCAAGACCGCTTCGACTTCGCCATCATCGTTGATGAAAAGCTCCAGGCTGATCCTGCGTGGCAAGGCAGGTCACTGGACGAGCGATTTGCAGAGGCGGCTCGTCGCACCAAGCTGGCCTTTGGTGATGCCGTGGAAACTACTCCACCGCCAGCCAAGGCACCCAGCAAGGAAGCAGATAAGCCCGCTGACTTCATCCCGTCCAGCCCTTCGGTACTCGGCCAAACCCATCATGCAGCACCAACCGGCGTGGAGCGCTATGGCGCCATGTCTCAAGCCGAGCTTATCGGCGAGATGGGCGCCATGACGGAAGCTCAAATGGAGGCGCTGCTGGAGCAGGCCGGGTACTAACCAACAACCCGTTTATACAAGCCAACCCCGACCACTGTGTCGGGGTTTTTGTTTTCATGTAGGAGAGGACCATGACCCAAGTCACCTCGGCGCAAGCCAACAAGATTTTGCAGGCGGCACTGTTTACGTCCGCCAACCGTTCCCACTCGCTGGTGAACATGCTGACTGAAGAAGCGCCCAAGGGGGCCAAGGTCAACGGCGGCAAGCAGACCAGTGCTGGCGCCCCTGTTGTTCGCATCACCGATCTCGGCAAGGGTGCAGGCGACGAAGTCGATATGCAGCTGTTCCACCAACTGTCTGGCCGTCCGACCATGGGCGACAAGAAGCTGGCCGGGCGCCTCGAAAGCATGTCCTTCGCCGACTTCTCGCTCAAGATCAACCAGACCCGGCACGGTGTGGATGCCGGCGGCAAGATGAGCCAGAAGCGCACCAAGCACGATCTCATCAAGACCGCCCGTGTACTGCTGGGGGATGGCTACTACGGCCGTTTGGTTGACCAGCGCGGCTTTGCTCAATTGGCCGGCGCACGCGGCGACTACGCGGCCACCGACATCATTCTGCCGCTGGCAGATGATGCTGAGTTTGCCGACATCATGATCAACCCGCTGACCGCGCCGACCTACGAGCGCCACTTCTTCGGTGGTGACGCGACTACCTTCGAAGCCATCGACGCGGCGGATCGCTTCAACCTCGGCTGCGTGGACAACATGGCGCTCTACCTGGCGGAGATGGCCAACCCCATCCAGCCGATCCGGATGGTAGCCGACCCGTCCGGTGGTGAGCCGCTCTATGTGCTCTACGTCACCCCCCGTCAATGGCATGACTTCTACACCTCCAGCTCTGGTAAAGACTGGAATGCCATGCTGGCCGCAGTGGCAGAACGAGCCAAAGGCTGGAACCACCCCATCTTCCGCGGGGAAGGCGCCATGTGGCGCGGCATCCTGGTCAAGCAATACAAGGGCATGCCGATCCGCTTCAACCAAGGCAGTACCGTCAAGGTATGTGCTGCCAACTCCACGACCGGCGCAGAAGTGGACAAGACTGCCGGCACCCTGATCGACCGTGCCGTGCTGCTGGGCGGCCAGGCGCTGGCGAATGCCTTCGGTTCTGGTGAGCAGGGCGGCTCTTTCGGCATGCACCAAGAGCCGACCGATCACGGTAACGCGAACGAGATCTCTATCCGTTGGGTGTCCGGTCTGCAGAAGATCCGCTTCAAGCAGAAGAACGGCAACATTCAGGACCACGGTTGCATGGCACTGGATACCGCAGTGAGCGCCATCGGTCGCTAAGCCACCAACCCAGGGGGGCTATCCGGCCCCTTCTCTGCACTATCTGACCTCACAAGGAGCCATATCATGGCCAAGACTACTCTGATTGCCAAAGCGTACCGCTGGTTTGTCGGTGCGTTCGGCAACCTCTCTATCTCCCCGACCCTGGTGGCCAAACTGGCTGCTGTGCCCGCCGGCGATGTTGTCGCGTTTGGTGACAAGGTGGAGCCCAACCTGAAAGTGGTGGGGGTCACCCTGTTCAGTGGGGCCCTTGGTGCGAGTACCACCATCACCGCCAAGGTCGGCGCTACCTCCATCATCAATGCCGAGAGCACAGCGGCGGCGGTGGCCAAGTACATCCCGGTCGATGACCTGATGACCGAGGCGGACCAGGAGATCAGCCTCACCGTCGGCGGCGGCACTGCAACGGGTACCGTCAAGATCAAGCTGCATTACGAGGTGGTCGGCAATCTCTAAGGTTGCCCATCACTGTGCGCCCGGCCCTGTGCCGGGCGTTTCTATTTCTGGATTGGAGAGACAACCGTGAGCGACAAGATTGCTGTGGTTTATATCGGCGACAAGCCGAGCAAGAAAGACACCGTCACCGGCTCCCGCCTGGTGTTCCCTCGTCACAACCCGGTGGATGTAGAGAGCCACATCGCTATGCAACTGCTGGAATTCCCCTCTGTATGGCGTCGTTCCGAAGAGCTGGGTGATGTGAAGGCCCAACAAGAAGCACTGGAACAAGCTGCGATTGAAGAGGCTGAGCGCCTGGCAGCAGAAGAAGCTCGCTTGGCCGAAGAGCAGAGCATGGTTGTCGGGGGGCGCGACTTGGCCAAGCTGACCTCTGCGCAGCTGGCCACCTTGGTGGAGGGGGAAGATCTGGATATCGAGGCGCAGGGCCCGCAAGAGAAGGTCGGCGATTTCCGTGTGCGCGTGCGTGATGCCATGAAGGCCAAGCTTGCCGCTGGGTTGGGTGGTGAGTAATGGTACCGGTGCTGGATAGCCGTCTGGTTAGTCCGGACACACTGATCCCGCTGGTTCGCCAGCGGGTTCTCCACTTGCCTCACACAGAAGGCGCTGACGCATTAATACATAGCTACCTTATCGAAGCTGCAATCGTTTTTTGTAAAGAAAGCTCACTTGTTCATTTGGAGCGCCACTTCGACAGTGTCCTCGAAGGACAAACTGTCAGCTTTGCGATGGCCAGCAGTATCAATCGTCAGGCCAGGCAAAATGTGCGAGTACCACAGGTGACCGGTTCGGTACTTCATCGCATCACTGCAAACGGCATCCCTCTGACGCCTGGTAGGCACTATCACGCACAGTCAGCCGAGTCTATCCGCTTCCTTGAGCCGCTGAGTAGCGTTTGTATTGTGGGGGCCATTGAGCCTTTACCGACGGCAATACTCATTCCCTGCGCACTGGTTGAGGACTATGCGCATGAGCTGGTGTGTGGTGCGGCCTATCTCCTGCAGCAGCTTCCAGCCAAGCCATGGACAAACCATGAGCTGGCTCAGTTAAACCGCAGCAAGTTCTATGACGGGATTCGCTCTGCGTACCGCTTCCGCATAGAGCAAACCGCAAGTGCAAGGATTCACAACCCTGTCCGAAAGAGAGATTTCTTCTAATCTGAGGTGAGCCATGCTGGTCAGTGAATTATTGAATAGAGCCTCAACTGAGTTGATCGATACACCGCGGATTAGCTGGGGTCTGGAGGATTTGATCTCTTACTACAACAGTGCGATATCCGCGATCGCCAGCGCCAGACCCGACATCTTCATTAAGACCCAGCCTTTTGCCTGTGCCGCCGGTACTCGGCAAACCGCCCCCGCAGGGACCATCAAATTAATCGATGTGGAACGCAACTCGCTGACCGGCAAAACGATCCGTTACGTTTCTCGCGCCGATCTGGAGAGTTTAATCCCGAGCTGGGCCAGTAGTGCCGGTGGAACAGAGGCGGAGCTTTATATCCACGAGCCAACCAATATCACGGCTTTCTGGCTGTACCCGGGAGTAAAGGCGGGGACGAGTGTCGATCTCGTGTTAAGTATTCTCCCAACTCCAGTCACTAAAAGCGAGGTTGGGTCAGGTGCCTCTGTTCAGATAGATGACCGATACGTCACCCCTTGCCTGGATTGGATCATGTATCGCGCGTTTATGCGTGATTCAGAGGTGACGGCCAATGCATCAAGAGGGCAGCTTCACCTTCAATCCTTCACGCATGCTCTGTCGGTCAGTACCGAAACGGACGCCACCATGTTGGCTATGCGTGACAGCCAGGCCAGCACCAAAGGGGGGCGTCAATGATCCTGATCCACGGTGTGATCACTGACCCCTCTGGCAAGTCGGTTCCGGGGGCAATCATCGAGCTGCGCTCCCTCAGCACTACGGGTGAAGTGTTGATGGGCTCAGAAATGATCTTCAAATGCGACCAGTCTGGGGGGTACCGATTCAAGTTGGCAGTCGGCACATATGATGTCTACACCCAGAACGATCTGTGTGGGGACATGGATTACATGGGTACCGGGGTGGTGACGATTCACAGCACAGATGGCACCCTGAACGACATCCTGGTTGATGGTGGTATCACCCTGACACCTCCTCTACTCGATCGAGCCGTGGAGGCAATGCAAAGGTCCGAGTTCGCTGCTGAGGCCGCCGCTCAGGACCGCCAGAAAGCAGGTAACGCTGTGAGTGCCGCGGAGCTGGCGAGCCAGCAAGCCACTGAGCAGGCTGCGGCGGCATCTCAATCGGCCTTAACTGCAGGCAATAAGGCTGGTGACGCGGCAACCAGCGCAGGAGTTGCTGCTGAGTCTGCGGGCAGAGCCCAGAAGTGGGCTGAGAATCCGGTGGATATGGCGGTGGTTCCCGGCAAGCATTCCGCATTGCACCATGCGACCAAGGCAAATGCCTCGGCATCGGAATCCGCGGCATGCGCAATGGCGGCAGCGGCCAGTGCCAGTACCGCATCAGCCAAGGCTACCGAGGCTAATACCAGTGCAACCAAGGCCACAGCCCAGGCTAATGAGGCCGCAACCAGTGCTAGTGCAGCGGCCACTCAAGCGAGTGCCGCCAACAATGCTAAGGTCGCTGCGGCCACCTCAGCGACCAATGCAGGTACCCACGCCAATAATGCCGAGAAGGCGGCCCTGGCGGCAGAGGGGGCAAAGGTGCTGACGCTTGATAACGCGGCGAAGGTCAGCACGTTGGCGCAGCAGGTCACAGCTGATCGTGCTCAAGTGCAGGAGAAGGCCACTCAGGTTGTGGCGAACGCGGCGACAGTCGCCGGGCAGTACAAGGAAGTCAGCACCAATACCTATGCCGTCTCACAGGCGAAAACCGCCGTTGAGGGCATGCGGGATGTGGTGGTCGTGAAAACTGCTCAGGCACAGGCTGCGGCAGATACGGCGAGCACAAAGGCGAGCCAGGCAGCGCAAGATCAGGCCTCGGCCAACGCTAGTGCCCTGCGGGCCGGCGTGTCAGAGGGCATGGCGGAGGCCTGGGCGCAGAATCCGGAAGGGAGCGATATCAACGGGCGCCCCGGGGAGTTTTCAGCTTTGCATTGGGCGCTGCAGGCTCAGAAGTGGGCACAGGCCATCTCTTCGCAGTTGGTCTGGTCTGGTCCTTGGAATGCCGCCGCGGGGGCGCCAGCTGTGCCAGCCGCGAATCGTGGCGTGCCGTTTTATCGGATATCTCACCCAGGGGTGATTGCCAGCGTCCCCTATGTGGCGGGTGACTATCTGCACTGGGACCCGAGCACTCGCACCTGGTTCAAGATAGATGGCTCTGACGCTGTGATCTCGGTCAATGGCATGACAGGGGCCGTAGTGCTGAGTGCTGCCGATGTGGGGGCCAGGCCAGCCAGCTGGGTACCCGGATGGGCTGACATCACCAACAAACCGGTGACCATTCCACCCTCTGAGCACACTCATCCCTGGTCGCAGCTCTCTAACGTCCCCGTTTACGCTTCACGCTGGCCCACTCTTGCAGAATTGGGAGCTGCCGCCGCGAGCCACACTCATTCCTGGGCGCAGTTGACGGGGATCCCTGCGTATGCGACCCGCTGGCCAGCTTGGGGGGAGGTGGCAGATAAACCTGATTTGGCCCCCGCGACGCACCGACATCCCTGGAGCCAGCTCGACCAGATCCCAGTCACAGCGTCTCGTTGGCCAGCTTGGGACGAGATCACCGGCAAGCCCAGTGTCGCTGCTGCGGCACACCGGCATTCCTGGAGTGAGCTGGATGAGGTACCAGTAACCGCTAGCCGCTGGCCGAGCTTTGACGAGGTGACTGATAAGCCTAATTTTGCTGCTGCAGCTCATCGACATCAGTGGAGTCAACTTGATCAGGTTCCGGTTCAGGCGACCCGGTGGCCTGCCTGGGGAGAGGTGACCAGCAAACCGGATCTGGCTGCCGCTAGTCACAATCACCCTGGCTGCTTGCTCAACCCGATCAGCTTGGCGAAGGAGGATCTTGATAATGTCAAGACTCCTAGCCACTACGCCCAGCACTCGAATGCAAATACCTCCGCAGCCCAGCATTATCCAGAAAACCAAGCCGGTAGCCTGATGGTTACAACTGGTGCGGGTGTTCAGCAGCGCTACCACGTCTACAACACTTCACGGGTTTGGACCCGAGCGCAGTACAGCACTGGAGCGTGGACACCGTGGGCGAGGGAATACAACACCTTGAACAAGCCCTCTGCCGCTGACGTAGGGGCACTTCCAGTGCAGTCTGCCGGCGGCGTTTTGGAGGTTGGTAAGTACATCGATTTCCACGACACGAACACCAACGTGGACTACAGCGTCCGCCTGATGCAAGAGGGGACTTCCCTTCGTGTCCAGGGGGCAAATGGTTACGTGGATGTGGGAGCCAAGAATACCGGCTATGCCCACTACTACACCGATCGCCCCCAGCACTATTTCGACAAGAACGTCAGTGCGAACGATTACCAAGTCCGCTCAGATGCCCGCTTGAAGTCGGATCTCCTTGAGTTGAGGGACGCTCTAGCTAAAACCAGAGCACTGAAGGGGTGGTCCTATGACAAACGCCTCGATCTGGATAGTACGCATGCCTACCAGCGTGAAGTGGGGCTGATCGCACAAGATGTACAGAAAGTGCTGCCGGAAGCAGTCCATGTGTGCAGCGATAAAGGGGGCATCTTGACTATCTCACCGTCAGCGTTGATTGCACTGCTTGTAGAGGCGGTGAAGGAACTGGCTGTGAAAGTGGAGACACTTGATGGCCGTTCCCAATAAGCCCTTCTGGCTATCCCAGGCCAACAGCGAGTTTGGGGGGAACGGCTGGGCTTCCAATATTCTGAGCAAAGCAGGTATCAGTGCCCCCCGTTATGTGGGGGAACTTAGCGGTAAAAGTGCGTTTTCGATAATTGGGAACCCCGGTAACCCAGTGGCAGAGAATGCAGACGGTATGCTTTATTTTTGGCGTTTTGGAAATGACATATGGGGAGGTGGTTCCGGGATCTCTAATACCCAGCTCACAAGAGGGATGTGCCAAATCCGGATCCGGCACACAGGGGGAGATGGATCGGTGATTTTCTCTGGAGCCTCTAACAGCACTGCTTTTACCCCGGATGGAACGTGGCGCGGGGTGGGGTGTAGAGCCCCTGGTTATTCGGGGTATCAGGTTATTATCGCTGCAATCGACTTCATTTTGAACGGTGCCGTAGTTAAAACGGTGAACATTACGGCAGAAGGCTCCACCTATCGATAAGGAAGATCATGAGTAACCGAGTCACTCGATACTTTTTCCGCGTGCTGGTTTCGATGGATCAGTTTGGCAACACTCTTTTGGGCGGCAGGCCCGACGAGACCATCTCTGGCAACGTAGGCTACAACGCCAAGCAGGGGAAGCGCTGGGCAATAAGGGCAGAGAAAATCATCAACTTCATCATGCGCAGCCCGACGCACTGCAGGGACAGCATCGAGTATGACGAACGCAAGATTCCGCTTCGCAATGCTTGGTGAGCTTGCTCATCGTCAGGTGCAGCGTTAGCATAGCTCCATCATGGCCCTGCTCTAACGAGTGGGGCTTTTTCATTTCTAGACTTCGAGAAACCCCATGCCATTGATCGACATCGTGACTATGCGAGGCATGGTGCCGCGCGTGGCAGACCATCTATTGCCGGACGAAGCGGCCACCCTGGCCCAGGATTGTCATTTTGACAGTGGGGTGGTGGCACCACTGATGACTGACAAGGCGGCTGGGATCTCGTTACCGATCATCCCCAAGACGCTGTTCCACTACTACGGAGCGCACTGGTTTGCCTGGAACAAGCAGGTGGAGGTCATGCGATCACCTATCGCCCAGGATCAGTACAACCGCGTCTACTTCACCGATGGGGAGTTTCCCAAGCTGACCTACGATGCGATTGCCACAGGCGGCAGCAATAAGCCCACGGCCTGGTATCGGCTGGGTGTACCTGTGCCGGCTACACCACCGAACGTGCAGTCAGTCACGCTACCTTCTGGCAGCAAGGACGATGATCCGACGGATGACGAGACCCGTTTCTACGTGGAGACCTACGTGACCGGGCTGGGGGAGGAGGGCGCGCCAGGACCCGCCAGCGGAAAGACGACTATCACGATTCCGGGTTCGACAGTGGTTGTGGGCCTGTCTGCCGTCCCGACCAACAACAGCAACATCACACGGCGGCGACTCTACCGATCGGTGTCGGGTGGTGGTCTTGCTGACTATCTGCTGGTTGCCGATATGCCCATTGCGACAGCTAGCTACAGCGATGCCAAGAAAGATGGGGAGCTGGGGGCGGTGCTTGAGACCTACGGTTACAACATGCCCCCAGAAAAGATGCGTGGGATCTGCCAGATGGCCAATGGCATCTGTGCCGGGTTTGTCGGTAATGCTGTTTTGTTCTCTGAGCCGTTTCTGCCTTACGCCTGGCCGGAGAAGTACAAGCTGACCACTGAGCATGACATCGTGGCGATCGCTGCCATAGATACGGCGCTGGTTGTGGGTACCAAGGGTTATCCCTATCTCTTCCAAGGTGCGTCGCCGTCTTCCATCACTGGGCAGAAACTCTCGCCCACCCCACAGGCTTGTGTCAGCGCCCGCTCCATGGTGGCACTGGATGGGATGGTCTTATACGCCGCGCCCGATGGGTTGGTTGGCGTGGGGGCTGACGGTGGCGCTCTCGTGACCGAGGGGATCATCACCCGAGAGCAGTGGCAGGCACTGAAACCCGACACGCTGCGGGCTTGGTACTGCGAGGGGCGTTATGTGGCCCAGACCGATAGCCATGGCTTTGTGTTTGACCCTAGATCAGGTGATCTGCGCTGGATATCCGGGCGCTGGGATGCGGCGGTTGCAGACATGCAGCTTGATGCCTTGATGATCGCCAAGGGCGCGCAACTGCATCAATGGCTTGGTGGCGCTACCGCCCTGCCAATGTGCTGGAGGTCAAAGGCGTTTGTGCTGCCCCCCGGTGTGAGACTCAGCTGTGCTCGGGTGACGAGTGAGGCGGTAGATCAAATTAGCTTCGTACTGATTGTCGATGGGACCAGGGTGTTCGAGCTGATGGAAGGCCAGGTCCCGCCGTCCGGTTTTCGGTTGCCGCCGCTACGGGGCCGGCGCTGGCAAGTTGAGGTGAGGGGAACAACCGAGGTTGAGCGGATTACCCTAGGCGGAAGTATGGTGGAGATCTGTCTGCAATGAACAAGAGCACCTTCCGGTCCAGCAGCACCCAGCAGGGGCTAACCGAGAACATGCAGATCTTGACCGGTCAGAAAGGGGACCGTCTGGATAAAGCGCTAACGTTGCGGGAAGCCGCTGGCCTGGGAATGCTAAGTCTGCGGCGTACCGCTAGCGGCTCACTGGTGCCAGAGCTCCCCCCAGCCAACAACGTCGATCCGGAGTGGAGCGGTGTTCAGCCGCCCCATGCACCAGCTAACGTTTCAGCCAGCGGAGCATTTCATACCATCGTGCTGACCTGGGATGCTCCGACATATTGGGGGCACGCCTTTGCCGAGGTGTGGCGATCCGAGGATGACAACCTGAGCCATGCGATCAGGGTCGGGGCGACGCTGGCCAACGTCTATGCCGATGCGGTGGGCAAGGAGTTTGCCGCCTTCTACTGGGTGCGGTTTGTCAACAAGAATGCCATGGAGGGCCCCTATCAAGGCACCGAGGGGCTGCATGCTGTAACCAGCCGAGATGTACAGGACATCCTGGATGAGCTGCAGGGCAAAATCGAGGCAAGCCACCTAGTCCAGTCACTGCTGGAGCCTATACAGCAGGTGCCGCAGCTTTCCAACAACCTCAACCGGCTTGGTGCCAGTTTTGATGAAGAAGTCCAAGCACGCACTAATGCTGAGGAGGCATTGGCCAAGAAGATCACGCAAGTCACCGCGGGATTCAAGGAAGGAGATACTCAGCTAGCCGGCCAGATCACCACCGAAACCCAGGCCAGGGCTTCGGCCGATGGTGCGTTGGGGAAGCGGATTGATACAGTGAACGCCAAGGCGGGTGAGTTAGGGGCAGCCGTTCAGCAACAAAGCCAGGCCATCGCGGATCTCAAGGGCGGTGCCCAGGCCATGTGGAGTGCCAAGGCGAGCGCTGGCGAGATCACTGCTGGGATTGGCCTTATAGCCAAATCGGATGGTACCAGTCAGGTGGCCATCTCTGCTTCTCAGGTCTTTGTGTTTGACCCGAACAGCAGCAAGCCGATGGCTCCGCTTTTTGCTATCGACAATGGCCAGGTCGTGATGGCGGAGGCCATCATCCGTAAGGCCACAATCCAGATCCTGAACTCTGAGAAGATCATGGCGGACTATATCAAGGCCGGGGTCAGCATCTCAGCACCGTCTATCTCGGGTGGTTCCTTCGATATGGGGAATTCCTTCATGTCGGGGGGATCCGCCGGTTTTGGCCTAGGGGGGCCTTATAGTGGGTGGGGGAAGGGCTGGTACACCATCATCTACAGCGACGGGAACCTCTACACTAACCGGCTGACTGCGCAGGGTGGCCGTATCGATAACATGACGATGCGTAATTGCACCATTGAGCAGGACTGTGTGGTCAAAGGAACAGTTTTTGCCGATCGCATTGTAGGGGACGTATATGTTGCCCGAGACTATGCCTGCGTGACACATGCAAAACAGGTTGGCCCGATTGATGTTTGCAGTATCAAAATCAACCAACCTGTTGGTTTCGCTCGAACACTTACTATCCCTGGGGTGGCTGGCATGGTGGGGTGCTCTGTGACTGCATCTGGTAGTGGTTCCTCACCTATATCGAACTCCAATTCGACGACGATGCAGATTACCGTTTTAATGGATGGTGCTGTGGTGAAAACGCTGACAGCGATGGCCTCAGCATATGCGACATCCAATCCATCACAAGGACCGGTGACCAGTGTAGATGAAGTCGGCTCTTATATTGGTGACATTACCATCCCCGCGAATCGTGAACCGCTCATCACCATCAGGATCCAGCGGATCAAGGGGGACGGGTGGGTGCGTAGCGACCCTTCTCAAAGTGGGCGTGTTGTGCTGTTTAAGCAAGGCAGCTCACTATCATGAAGGCAAGCATTGATCGCATTGCCAGCGATACCAGAAATCCTAATCTTTCAACTGAACTGCAAGACGCCATCCAAAACCGGGTGGCGTTTTTGTTTGTGCGCGGTGCAGATGGTTTTGTCCTGAAACCGGTGGTTGAGCGAGGTGTTACTGGTGTTCTGGTGTGGGTTGGATGGGGTGACGGCGGAGCCCCAGGGCGACACTTGCCAGAGGTGAAGCGGTTGGCTCGTCTGATCGGAGCACGCTGGCTGCGCTTTCATTCGGCACGCAAGGGGTGGCTGAAAGTGGCTCCCAAGATGGGGTGGGCGCGTCAGCCAGATGATGCTGACGGCCTGAATGTATTTCAAATCAACCTGTGAGGTGGGGCGATGGGTAAGGGCGGTTCAAACGAGATCAAGGAAACCGAGGCCCAGAAAGCTGCTGCTGGGGTGGCCATGGAGCAGTGGGACCTCTACAAGAGCGATCTGCAGCAATACGAGGACCTCTTTATGGACAAGGTGGACGACCTCAACAACGAGCGGGAATACGACAAGCTGGCCGGGACTGCTGCGCTCGGCACGGCTCAATCCTTTGGTGAGGCTCGCGTTGGGTTGGCTGACAGCCTTGCTGTGGGCGGGGTTGACCCGACCAGCGGCAAGTACCAGGAGGCAATGGGCACACTGGAAACGGATCAAGCCCTGAGCCAAGCCGACACCACTAACCGGGCCCAGTCCAGTCAACAGGACAAGTACGTGGCTGGCCTCAAGGATGTGGTGAGTATTGGTGCCGGCCAGAAGGCGGAATCCCTCGCGGGAATGGGGGATGTGGCAAGCACCAGCCTTCGCAAGGCCACCAATGATGCCCAGACCTCCTTTCAAAATAAGCAGGCAACCTCGGGCTTGGTTGGCACCTTGTTAGGCGGTGCAACTGCGTATGGCCTTGGGCAGATGAAAGCCCCCGTTGCTGCTGATAGCAAGAAGATCAGCCCTACGGCATCTGTACTGCAAAACAAAGGTTACTAAGGGGTAAGCCATGGGATATGCCGCAGATACGTACGCCAAAATCACCCGGGAGCAGTATCAGGACTGGAAGACTCGCTTCTACCCCAAGCAGAAGGAGCTGATGGATCTGGCTACGAATGGACAGTTGTTGCGAGAGCAGCTTGGTCGGGTTGACCAGAACAATCAGCACTCTCTGGTTGCAGCAAAGCAAGCCACTGACAACCGAATGGCAAGGATGGGGGTTGGGACCAATCAGAACGCCAACGACAACAGCCAAGGCCTACGCATGGCTCTGATGACGGCAGGGACGGAGAACGGGCTGCGCGAGCAAGAGCAGTCCCGCCAGATGGGCATTTTGACAGGTGCTGATGCTGGGCTGCGTGAAGCAATCAAAACGGGAGGTAAAGCCTGATGGGGTACGGGATATTAGATATTGGTGCCCAGACTCGGCAGCAAGGCATGGTGGGCTTGCGAGACGCAGCCAATCGAGAGTCAGAACTGGAGGCGGCCAACAAGGGCCTCAAAACTGCACGCAAGGGGCAGGCCCTGAGCGCCGTCGGGGCTGGAGCAGCCGTCGGCACGATGGTTATGCCTGGCATTGGTACTGCGATTGGTGCAGGCGTAGGTTTTCTGGCGGACAGTCTGTTTTAAGGGGGAGTAGATGGGTGTTTCAGGATTAGCGGAAGGGTTCCTGGCTGGTTTCAATACGATGGACCGGTATCAGCGTGGTCAGAAAGAAAACGAGCTCATGGACAAGTCAATGAGCCTGCGTGACGCACAATGGCAGAACGAGCAGGACCGCCAGAAGGTTGCGGATCAACGGTATCAAGAGAACGTTGATTACGCCAAAGAGCGGGATAGCCTTGGAGATGCCCGCTATGAGAAAGAGTTTACGCTTAATGAGCGGCAAGCAAAGTTTGCTGAAGCTCGGGCAAATGCGGCTGAACGCCGGGCTTCTGCCAGCGAAGCCCGCCAACAGAAGGAATATCAGTGGCAGACTGAGCAGCGGGAGAAGCAGCTATTCCAACAGGAAAATCTTCCCATTATCCAATCTGGTTGGCAGTCAGTCGCAGAAGGAAAGGCCCCGGGTCAGCAGTTCTGGGATGTGGTGCGTGATCCACGAGCGGGCTCATTTAATCCTGAGCGATACCTGCAGCAAGACTATGCAGATGCTGGAGAAGTGGCAGTGAAACACGGAGGCAAGCTTATGCGTTTAGCGCAAGAGGGGAAGCTGGACCCCAACTCTCCGGAAGGGCATGCGCTCATCAATGATGGCAAGTTCATCAAGTCGCTTGACACTATTTATCAGGATGAGATCCACAGAGGCGTGGGTGACATCGACCCGGATAGCGGTAAGACCATCACTGGTAAAGAGCTGAGCAACATCATGGTGAGCCCCGATGGGCGCGGTGTTGTACTGGGGGTCACGGTTACTTATGACGACGGTAGCACCGATGTTCGCCCCGTTACCAATAACCGCACCTCTGCGCCAGATGATCACCCCAAGGTGATCCCCATCAATGATTTTTTGAAGCCAGCTTACCAGCGGGCGGCTCTGGCAAAGCACATGATCGGCAATGCAGATCAGTTGCGCATATCACTTGGCCTGACCGCAGGCCCGGATCAGGCTGGCTACAAGAAGGCGGTGACAGACCTTGAGAAGCAGCATGGCCAGAATCGGGCTCGGATTTCGGCCAGTAATGCGGAAGACAAAGATATCCAGCTGGAGGCATTGGACGCCCAGCTCGAGTCGAGCAAAGCCGCTGCAGCTGACACGCATGGCATGGCCAGCAAGCGTGAAGCCCCGACAGACAGCGCCCCCATCAAGGAGTGGACTGCGCGTGATCCTGACCGACTGCAGTTCATTAAAGAGGCAAACCAACATGGCAAGCTCCATGGACTGCTCGAGAACCCCACCAGAATGAACACCGCTTTTGAGATGTGGCGCCAGCAGGCGGCCAAGAAAAAGCAAACGGAGCAGGCCACAGTCACGGCCAATCGGCTGCGTGATACTGAAACCAATGCTTATCAGGCAATGAGCTTGGCGCAGGCCCGCCAGTAGTTGCCTTTACCCACTCCCTGCGTTAGCATCTCCCCATAGTCGGCCAGTCTGTTTATCGGCCTGCCCCCACCATTTCAAGCCCTGAACGGTTCGCCGTTCGGGGCTTTTCTTTTGCCCGAAAGCCGAGGACACCATGGATAAGCCTGGACTGCGTGACGCCCTGCCACAGCCGCAACAATCCGACACCCGTAACGACCAATTTTGGGGCGACCTTGATAGCAACCTATCTGCCGTCTCTTCCACCTCGCCCCTATCCAAAGCCGCCCCGGCTCGCAATCTTGATGTGGGGCTTGGCGATCTTGCTCGCGGCGTCGGTGCTGGCGCACTGGATCTGGTAGGCGGGATCGGTGAGCTGGCGGGTCAAGCCAGCGAATTCGGCAGAGAGAATGCTGGCAAGCAGGGAGGGGACTACCTGGAGCAGGCGCGCGCCAACCTGGCCAGCAAGCTCAGCCCAGTGCTGGACTTCGTTGCCGGGGCCGGTGATCTGGCCAAGTCTGGCGCCGAGTCCCTGACCGAAGGGATGAGCTCCGATGCGAAAGAGGCCATGAACCGCCGGCTTGTTGATGAAACGCCGGAGGGCCGTCTGATCATGGGGGACGGTGCGGGTGATATCGATGTCTGGGCCATGAAGATGGCACAAGGTGTCGGTTCTTTGGTGCCAACCCTGCTTGCCGGCGGCGTGACTGGGGTCGCAGCCAAGGCAACCTTGGGCCGCGCCGTGACAGCATCCATGATCAAGCGTGGTGCAACACAAGAAGTGGCAGAGGCCGTGGCCGCCAAGGCCGTCTCCAAGCTTGCCACCGGAGCTGCCGTCACAACCGGTGCGACCGGTTCTGTAGGCAGTGCCGGGGTGAATGCCAAAGAGTCAGTGCTTGGCATGAGCTATGACGAGCTGGCAGCGAGTGACACGTTCCGCCAGGCATTCTCCCGTATCGACCAAGATCAGCAAACTCTTCACCTCACAGACGATGAGAAATTGGCACTGGCCAGGGAAGAAACCGCCAATGTGGCCAGTCGCGCGACCATGAGCGATGCCAAGACCTGGGGGGCGGCAGCCATGGGATCCATGATGGGTGATGCCATGTTGTTCAAGATGTTGGCAGGTAAGGTGGCGACTGGCGGCGTGCTCAAGGGGGCGGCCAAGGGGGCAGTAGGTGAGGGGATCGGCGAAACCCTCGAGGAGGGGGTGCAGCAATACACCATCAACGAGTCCCTCAACGAGGTGGCCGCTGCCGATATCGACCCGATGAAAGGAGTGGTGTCCAGTGCGCTGGAAGGCGGCCTGATTGGCATGGGTACCGGTGGCGCCCTGGGTGGCGTTGGCGGGATGCGCGGCAGCAAGTCGCAGGCCGAAAGCGAAAGGGGCGCACAGGTAGACCCCGCCACCGTGGAGGATGTCGTACCTGTTGAGCAGGGTGACCCAGTGCAGGCTAACCCAGCTACCGCACCGGCAGAGCCAGACTTGGCACCTGCCGCTGACGCCATGGCCGAACCGGTGGTTGCACCCTCTGGCGAGCAATCCCCGCTTGGCCCCAGCGCCAGCCAGTTTGACGAGCTGCGTGATGTGCCGGCCTACCTGCGCCGCGACGATACCGCCGAACGGTACAAGGGCATGGCTGCCGATAGCGAGGTGCAGCGCGCCTTGGCTGGTGAGTTTGGCCAGTCAGTGCAGGAGTTGGTTGCTTCCCAGATGCAGGCTGGCGATCAGGGCAAGAGCCTTTATGAGCGGGCTCAGGCTGGCGAGCTCGGGGTTGACCCTTTCGCAGGCAACAAGAGCGCCCAGCAGGTGGCCATGGAGAACCACCGCCCAGCCCTGCCGCTCAAGGATGTGATCTTTGCCGGTGATGCCAATGCTAGCAGGGAGGTGAGTCAAGAAGGCCACTTTGACGACAAGCAGGCCGGCACCGGCCCCCAGTACCGCGGCGCAGAGCGTACTCGCTGGCAGAGTGGGCAGGAGGGGGATGTGTTGCCGCCGGAGACCTCTGCCACCAAGCCAGCCGGCGAGTTGCAGGGCGCGGTGATTGAGGGTGAGGCTCGCGAGGTCGGTACCGAGTTGCCACACCGTGATGTGGTCTATGGAGCAGATCAGCGACAGCCTGACGCCAAACCGATGCGCGGCAGTGCCACAGAATCGTCAGTTGGCTCGCTCCAGACACTCCGCATCACCCGCAAAGGCAAGCCGTTCGCAACCGAGAAAGAAGCGGCCATGGCCAGCCGCAATGGCAAGGAGATGCCGGTGCCGCTCAATGGTGGCGGCTTTGGTGTGGCAGAGGTCGCCGAAGTGGAGCAGGTGCAGGCTGCCAGCAATCCCAATGCAATCAATGGCCCACAGGCCACTAACAAAATCCAGGCAGAGGTGAGCAATGAGCCAGTTACCCCAGTACCTGCAATCGGCAGTGAACGACAAGGCGATCAGCCTGGTGCAGGCGAACCAGTTGCAGCAGGCAATGGACCAGCCATTGCCGAACTCGCCGACCGAACTGGACCCGGAGATCTGGCAGATAACACTCCTGCTCCACCTGTACCTGATGGACAGCAGCAAGATGACCAAACACTGACAGCCCCGGCCACTGATGCCGGGGCTGCTGTTTCTGAGGTGGCACAACCCGAGCCAGTGCGGCAGATCGAGGTAGCCCGCGCCGAGGTGGCGCCTGAGCCAACCGACGCACAGAAGGAGGCTGGAAATTACAAGAAGGGTCACCTCAAGCTGCTGGGGCTGGATATCGCGCTAGAGAACCCCAAGGGCTCTACCCGTTCCGGCAAAGACAAGGATGGCAAGGCGTGGCAATCCACCATGGCCCACGACTACGGCTATATCAAGCGTACTCTGGGGGCGGACGGGGATCATGTCGATGTGTTCATCGGTGACCAGCCAGATAGCGAAACGGTCTATGTGGTGGATCAGGTAGACCCCAAGACCGGCAAGTTTGACGAGCACAAGGTGATGATGGGCTTTGCCGACGAGCAGGCCGCCCTGGATGGCTACCTTGCCAACTATGAGAAGGGATGGAAGGGGCTTGGCTCCATCAAGGCAATGCCGGTGGAGGAGTTCAAGGGCTGGGTGAAGGAGGGAAATACAACCAAGCCTATTGCTGCTGGTAACACCGCACTATCGAGTAAGATCGCAGATTTTGGAGAGAAGATTGGAGGAGCGCGCAAGGATACCTGGACGGCGTACCGCAATACTGTTGAAGGAGAGACAACTGAGCAGATCAGGGCATTGCCTTTATCTAAGGCTTGGCCAGCGCCAGCTTACGATAGGTTGATTGAATCAGGAGTGGATCGCCATGCCGTTGCTATTGCTAGGGCTGCTCGCGATGCCATACCAGCAAAGCCTCGCGCCAGCTATAAGGTGGGAAACTGGGCGCAGGCTGTGAAGTCGTTGCGCGACCTATCTCTAGGCCTAATGGATGGCACAATTGATACCGACACGGCGAAACGAGAGCTGTCGAGCGCCAGCCTGCGCAGTGCCCATGCAATTCATAGCAGAGCAGAGCTTTATCTGGCTGTCGGTCACCAACGAAGCCTCGCCGATCTTGAGCTCAACCTGGGCAGTTACAGCCTCTATGAGGGGGTGAAATACGATCCCCCCAGGGGAATCTGGACAATTAGCAGAGAGAGTAAGTCGGGCGCCTTCGGCGGTTGGCCACGTGTTATCGCATCCGGGTCTAGCAAGGCAGAGGTGATTGCTGAATTCAAGCGTCGTTATGACCAGTTGACGCAAGAGGGGAGTAAACCAAAAGCAATCTCGTTCGCTATCTACAGTCGCCGTCATGGCCAAGGCTGGCTCGTCGGTAAAAAAGTCGGCCGTAACCACCTGGACCTGACAGAGGCATTTGAGAGTGCCAGCGATGCCAGAAAGTACCGGGATGAGCACTATGACGAGCTGGTCAGCAAGCTGGAAAAGGCCAAAGAGATCCCGCATGAACGCCGTGATATCAACCAGCCTCGAGTGGGTGAGGACATGCGCGGTGGGGCTGATGTCACGCCTGAGCTGTTTGGGCAGGCCTTCGGTTTTCGAGGTGTGGAATTTGGTAACTGGGTGGAGCAAGGCCGTCGTCAACGAGATCTGAACCATGCCTATGATGCGCTGATGGATATGGCGGCGGTACTGGGGATCTCGCCCAAGGCTTTGTCGCTCAATGGCGAGCTGGGTCTGGCGTTCGGCGCCAGGGGCTCTGGTGGGGTTAATCCTGCTGCTGCACATTACGAGCATGGCAAGGTGGTGATTAACCTCACCAAGATGAATGGGGCTGGTTCGTTAGGACATGAGTGGTGGCATGCGCTTGATGCCTACTTTGCCAGAACCCGGGGCCAGGCAGGTGACATGATGACTGAGGCACTGGACGTGTCTTTGGCTGCTCGGGATAGCCGATTCTCCCATCGTGGCGCTGTTCGCAAAGAGATGATCGAGGCTTTTGGTGCCGTCAACCGGGCAATCAAGCAGACCGCCCTAAAGGAGCGGTCGCGCAAGCTGGATGAAAAGCGCAGTAAGGCGTACTGGACCACCGCCCGTGAGCTGAGCGCCCGGGCGTTCGAGTCGTATCTGATTGCCAAGTTGCAAGACCAGAATGCCAGTAACGATTACCTGGCAAATATCGTCAGCGAAGCGTCCTGGGATGCAGAAGCTGCGTTGGGTATGCAGCTTGATGGGAGTTATCCCTACCCGACAGCCGGGGAGATTCCGGCCATCCGGACTGGCTTTGATCAGTTCTTTGACACCATTGAAGAACGTGAGGAGGGGGAGCGCCAGATCCTGTTCTCCAAGCAGGCAATGGCGCAGGGCGAGAAGCCAGTCAAGCACCTGACCCGCAAAGAGGCGGAGCTGGTAACCAAGGAGTGGTTCAAGCAGTACCGCGGCGCAGCCGGCATTGATGTGCAGATCCACGCCACACAGGCAGAACTTGAGGGGGCCCTGGGGCTCAATGCCAAAGAAGGGCTGATTCGGCGCGCGGCGTTCGATGATGACACGGGCTCACTGCATGTGGCCGCCGATACGATTTCTGACCCCAAGCGGATGCGCGAGATCCTGCGCCATGAAGTGCTGGCCCACTATGGCTTGGCCAACGTACTGGGCGATGGTGAATACACCAAGCTGATGAGCCGCCTGATCCAGTCCAAGAAAGATCCAAGCATGAAGGAGGTATGGGACTGGGTGGACACTCACTATGCCGACGAGGACATTGGTACCAAGGCGGAGGAAGTTGTTGCCCATCTTGCTGAGCTGGAACAGAGCGCCTGGCGTTGTGGTTGGGATAGTGTGGTTGCGTGGGTAACTCGGGCACTGCGTGCAGTTGGTTTTGTTCCGGAGGGGATTACTGCTGCTGAGACGAGAACCCTGGTCGAGGTGCTGGGCAAGAAGATGAAGCGCAGGGGCCCTGATGATAGTGGCCCTGATGGCGGCAAGAAGTTCAGCCAGGAGGAGCAGTCAGCCAATAAGGGTGGCGTCAAGATGAGTCAGACCAGCACGGCCGCTGACAAAGCCATGGAAAAGCTCAACCTGGGGCCAAAGCCTGACATCATCGACAAAACCAAGGCCAATCTGGACAAGCTGCGCGAAGTGGATCGCGGCGTGGTCAAGTCCTGGGTGGACCGTTTGATCAAGAAGGCTAACACAGAGGTACTCGATGCGTTGGCTCCCATCAAGTATGCCGAGGAGGCTGCAGGCATAACTGATGCGGCAGATTCCGGCTATGTGGCTGCCCGCATGGCAACCGGGGCGGCTTCCACTATGCAGGCAACCATGCTCTATGGTCTGCCTGAGTGGAAGGATGGCGTGATCCAGCGCAAGGCTGGAACTGGCGAGAAAGATGCATTGCTCGGCATCTTCTCTGATCTGGGAAGCGACCTCCACAACTGGCTTGGCTGGATGGCTGGCCACCGGGCAGAGATCCTGCTGGCGCAGGGACGTGAGAACCTGCTCGATGCCAATGACATTGCAGCGCTCAAGGCCCAGGGTAAGGGCAAAGAAGCCAAGTTCATGGAGGCAAAAGCCCGCTGGAATCGCCTCAACGCCGCCACCTTGGATCTGGCGCAGGAGGCTGGCCTGTTTACCCTGGAGGCCCGGGCCGAGTTCGAAAGTGAGTGGTATATCCCTTTCTTCCGTGAATCTGATGACGGTGATGTGATCGCCCCCTTCAAGCCGAGGGGCGTTGCCAACCAGAACGCCGGCATTAAGAAGCTCAAAGGGGGAGAGGCCAACACCAACGACCTGCTCGAGAACATCTTTACCAGCACCAGCAAGCTGATCGACGCCTCCATGAAGAACATGGCGGCCCAAAAGACGGTCTGGAATTTGGCAGAAACCGGCATCATCGAGGTAGTCGCCAAGCCCAACATGATGGACTGGCGTGCCCTCAAGAACGGGAAGGACCTGATCACCGTGAAGATGGAGGGGGAGGACTACATGATCCGGGTTGAGGATCCCGACCTTTATCGTGCCATGACCTTCTTTGATCGCAAGCCTTTCGGCGCCATGGTCAACGTGGCTGCCAAGGGGAAGCGCCTGCTGACGGCCGGGGTCACAGCATCACCCGAGTTCATGCTCCGCAACTTCTTGCGCGACTCCCTCTCCAGTTGGGCAATCAGCAAGGATGGTTTCAAGCCGGTCATCGGCTCGATCCGTGGGGTTAAGAAGACCTTGACGATGGATGGCAGCACCATTGATGTGATGTTCAGTGGAGCCAGCTTCCTGGGTGGCTACGTCAATGGCAATGACCCGGGGGCTATGGCTGATACCGTGCGCAAGTCGCTGCGCCGCAAGGGGATGACACCGGAGCAGATTGCTCGTTATGAGAAGTCCATCATCCGCAATGCGGCACATGCCAAGGGCGTTGTGGCTGACGTGTGGGAGAAGTACAGCAGGCTTGGAGAGACGGTGGAGAATGGCAACCGTGAGGCGGTGTATGATGCAGCCATCAAGGCAGGCAAGAGCCACGCTCAGGCAGCCTTTGAGTCGAAGGACCTGATGGACTTCTCCATGTTGGGGGCGGCTCGCACCATCCAAGGGGCAGCTATGGTGCTGCCGTTCTTCAATGCCCGTATTCAGGGCTTGGGCAAGCTTACGCGCGAGCTACGCGACAACCCGCGGGAAATAGCGAAGCGCGCTGGCATGATCACCGCAATGTCGCTCGGGTTGCTGGCGGCCAACTGGGATGATGAGCGCTATGAGGAGCTGCCAGATTGGGACAAAGATGCCAACTGGCATTTCTTTGTCGGCGAGCAGCACTGGCGGATCCCCAAGCCGTTCGAGATCGGGGTGATGTTCGGCACCATTCCTGAGCGCATGGTGCGCGCCTTGGGCGACAAGGATACTGGAGCCCAGTTCGGTAAGGCTGTGGCGCGCGCGATTGGCGATACCTTCGCCCTTAACCCGACCCCTCAGATCGTCAAGCCGATGGTGGAGGCTGCTTTCAACTACGACAGTTTCCGAGGTGGTCCTATCGACAGCCCACAGGATCTGGCCGTGCGTGCCGAGGCGCGTTACAACGAACAGACCAGCCTGCTGATGCGGGAGCTAGGCGAGATGTCTGGCTTATCACCAAAGCAATTGGAACACCTGGTGATCGGCTATACCGGCACCATGGGCAGCTATGTAATGGCGGCGGCCGATGGCCTGATACGAGCCAGCACCCCAGGGGAGTCAGCCAGCTGGCGCGCCGATGAGATCCCTCTGGTTAAAGCCGTGTATCGTGGCACCGGGCCGGCCAAGTCCACCCAGCATATGGAAGAGTTTTACCGGATGCTGAACGAGGTGAACCAGCTCAAGCGTACTGTTGACCAGTACCGTAGCGAGGGACTGACCGACAGGGCGAACGAGCTGTTGGAGGAGCAGGGCGGGATCTTGAAGTCACGGCGCAGCCTGAGCCGCACTCAGCAGCAGGTCAGGGTGGTGCGTAACAAGATTGAGCTGATCCAGCGCGACAAGACCATGGCAGCGGAAGAGAAGCGCCGCCGTATCGATGAGCTGTTGGCTCGTCGCAACGATCTGGTATATCAGGCGGTCAACAGCAACATGTCAAACTGGGAATAGCGGCCCTGGCGAGGCCTCATCGACGGGGGTAGAATGAGGCCTTTTTAGGGAGGTTTTGACCATGTGGCTGTTACTTGCAATAGGGTGCATGGTGCTGGCACTGAAGGCGTTCAGTTTCAGCTTCACACTGGCATTGCTCCCCGCGGCGATCGGGTGTTGGTGTTTCAGCAAATCTGACAGAGATAGTCTGGAGAACTTCATGGCTTTCGCATTCATCATCGGTCTGATTGGCTTTGCCCTGAATATCCTCGTTAGCATCTGGTGATCCTGGGTTCGGCGTCATGACATGTCATTTTGATTAGAAGGGGCTTCGGCCCCATTTTTAATATCCAAATCAGTCCGAAAATGTTAGATTCATGCGATGCACTGTATGTGCATACAGTATTTCACAGTCGAGAGACTGGGAGAGCAAGAGGGAAACCGGATGGAATCAGCATTGACCGAACTGGAAGAGTTTGTAGAAAAGTTGGATTTGACGCATCAGGAGGAGTTTGAGATCGTGCGCATTCTTGAGAAACTTCGCGAAGAAGCCGCCGCGTCATGA